CATTTACAAATGGCTTATACAATGGATCATTTTTTATTTACACATGCAGGAGTGAGTGAACATTTTATGGGAGAAATGTTTGGAGAAGATGGATATAATATAGATGATATTGATTTAACTTTGAATGAGTTATTTAAATATAAACCTCTTCTTTTTGACTTTTCTCCATATGATTTTAGCGGTCTTGGAGACCATGTAAAACAAACTCCTATATGGATTAGACCAACAGCTTTATTAAAAGCTAATAAAGAGAGTGAATTAAAATCCAAGTATATCCAAATAGTGGGGCATACACATAGGAAACATATTGATTTTGAAGGAAAATCGTCTGGAGGACGTTATTATTTTGTAGATACATTAGATGATAGTCAAGAATATTTAACTATTGTAGATGGACAAATTAAATTAAATAATTTATGAATATAAAAGATGTTGTCCTTTTTAAAGGCAAGAAATACAAATTTATTCACACTCGTAATATTACATTAGATGATATTAGAGCTGTATTTTTTCCAAAAAACTTTTATGAAAAATATCATTATTTGGGCTCTGTTCCTTGGAGAGAGAAAGGTGGAATATTTGAAGCAATGGAACCATTGGTAATATTCATGGATTACAAAGCAAGGCCTAAATGGTGTCCTAGGTGGATATTAAGATTTTTACATTTATTTGGTGATGATAATTCTATTGTTAGAGTGCGTAATAGAACATTGCACAATTTAAAACGTAAATTGACTAAAGGATTATCTATCAATGATTATAAGACAAAATGGGATTGGTTTGATCTTAGAATATCTATATATGGTACAGAACAGATGAATAACCTTGCTGAAGCTATTGAATCTAAATTTTATGAAGATGGACTAAGAGAAGAGTTGGCCGAAAGGATTAAAATGTTAGATCCTAAGACTAAATATGATAAGGGATACACTGTAAGTGTATTAAAACATGAATTAAGTAAACTACAAAACATTAATAATGATGATGATAATGACAACACAGGAATTTAACGAAAAATACAAAGATTATTTAGAGGAAGGACACTATGGATTAAGTATTTCCTACCCTGCTGTAATAACTTATTTAGATGCAATGTTTAAGGAATTAATTAAAATTCCAGGGTTCGAATATAGCCAAATTAAAATAAAGTTTGATTCTTCTAGATTTTATACTAATTTAGGAGAAATTATTGGTAAAATTGGGTATATTATAGAAGCAGAAGTAGAAAAACACTTAAATTTTCTACTTACAGTGGAAAATGAACTTATAAAAAGAAAGACTCATGAAGGATAAAATAGTGGACCAAGTGGTTGAAAAATACCAAACAAGAAGTGCTGTAGGAATACGTAAGTATAATTCTACACTAGAAAACAACAATTCTGATGATTATCTGCTTCATGCTCAAGAGGAAGCTATGGATCTTAGCCTTTATTTAGAAAAATTAATCACCTTGGTTAGAGAAGAACCAGATGATACTGTATTGGGAGCTAAAATAAGGAAAATGGTTAAGTAATATTTTTATATGTAGTTGTTTTATAAGGGGAAGCAAAGTATATTTGCAACCCCTTATTTTTTAACAAAAAAAAAACAAAATTTATGGATTTAGGATTGGATGCGTTGAGTAAAATAACTGTGTTTTCAAAATACAGTAAGTATGTTCCAGAGAAAAAAAGAAGAGAAACCTGGGATGAAATAGTGGATAGATATGAGCAGATGCTGATTAAGAAATATCCTAAATTAGAAGTGGCTATTATTGATAGTGCTAAGTTTATTAGAGAGAGGAAGGTTCTTCCTTCAATGAGAGCTTTACAGTTTGCTGGGCCAGCTATGGAAGTTAATAATGCAAGAGGTTATAATTGTGCTTATTTACCTATTGATAGTCTGTATAGCTTCAGTGAGACAATGTTCTTATTACTAGGGGGTTCAGGTGTTGGATTTTCAGTTCAAAAACATCATGTAAATCAACTCCCAGAGATAACAAAACCAGGGAAAAAAAGAAATTATTTAATAGAAGATTCTATTATGGGCTGGGCAGATGCTGTAAAAGTACTTATGAAAGCTTATTTAGAAGGATCTTTTATGCCAACATTTGATTTTAGAGCTATTAGACATAAAGGAGCCAGATTAATCACTGCTGGAGGAAAAGCACCTGGTCCAGAACCATTAAAATTATGTTTGGCCCATATACAGGCTGTGTTAGATAGAAAAGAAGTGGGCCAAAAATTATCTCCTTTAGAATGTCACGATATTATGTGCCACATTGCTAACTCTGTATTAAGTGGGGGGATAAGAAGAAGTGCTATGATTTCTTTATTTAGCCATGATGACGAAGAAATGATTACATGTAAATACGGAAACTGGTGGGAATTAAATGAGCAACGTGGTAGATCTAATAATAGTGCTGTTTTAGAAAGAAATAATGTATCAGAAACAGAATTCTTTGATCTTTGGAAAAGGATTGAAGCTAGTGGATCAGGAGAACCAGGTCTTTATTGGACTAATAATAAAGATTGGGGCACCAATCCATGCTGCGAAATAGGATTAAGACCATTCCAATTCTGTAATTTATGTGAGCTCAATGTAAGTGATATAACTAGCCAGGAAGATCTTAATGAAAGAGCTGGTGTAGCTGCTTTCTTTGGTACATTACAAGCTGGATTTACAGACTTCCATTATTTACGTCCTATATGGAAACAAACCACTGATAAAGATGCTTTATTAGGAATAGGAATGACTGGAATTGGTTCTGGGGAAATATTGAAATACAACTTAGATATAGCTGCTGCTGTAGCAAAGAATGTAAATTCTACAATTTCTGCTGTTATAGGAACAAATGAAGCAGCTCGTGTTACATGTATAAAACCCTCAGGAACAACATCTTGTGTATTAGGAACAGCTAGTGGTATTCATGCTTGGCATGCTCCTTATTATCTAAGAACAATGCGTTTTAATAAGAATGAGGACATTGCTATGTATTTGGAAATAAATCATCCAGAACTATGTGAGGATGATGTATTAAGACCAAAAGATACATTATGTGTAAGGATTCCTGTTAAAGCCCCAGAAGGGTCTATTTTTAGAACAGAAACAGCTGTTGATACATTAGAGCGTGTTAAAAGATTTTCCCAAGAATGGATCCTACCAGGACATGTTAATGGGGATAACACACATAATGTAAGTGCTACAATTTCTATTGATAAAAATAGAAAATATCCATTCCATTTAGAGCACGGTGATGTTTGGGAAAAAGATGAGTGGCAAATAGTAGGTGAATGGATGTGGGACAATCAGGAGTTTTACAATGGTCTTAGTGTATTGCCTTATTTTGGAGGAAGTTATGCTCAAGCTCCTTTTGAAGACATTACAGAAGAGGAATATAATAGTCGTATATCTTCATTAAATTCCATAGATCTTACAAAAGTGGTAGAATTAGATGATACAGTGGATTTTGGAGCTATTGCTGCATGTGCTGGGAATAATTGCGAAATAAATTTATAATAATGAAACACGATAATTTAGTACAAAATATTGTATCTTCGTTTTACAATATGATTAAAAATAATAAATAATATTTCCTTTGATTTCCGATTAATAATGAAAAGCCCCTAATGTTTCTACATATAAGGGGCTATTTTTTTGTGGAATCGTTGGGGATTATTAAGGATTTTTTTGTACATTTGTTTAAAGAATAAAATAAAAATATGGCAAAATCAAAGGAAACAGCTTCAGAAAACAAAGGAAAATTTCAAGAAGCATTAGACAAATTAAATAAGACATATGGTGTTGGAACAGTGCTTACATTAGACAATAACAATACAGAAAGTTATGATGTTATAAGTACAGGAAGTATTGGATTTGATAATGTTACATTAGGTGTAGGAGGATTTGTTAAGGGTAAACTATATGAATTGATGGGCTGGGAAGGTTGCCTAGCAGAAGACACTTATATTAAATTTATTAATGTTAGACCTGATGGAATTGTACAAGATTGTAAAGGTGGCACAATTAAAAATCTTTATGAAAGATTTCATAATAGATCTGAAGAAACAAAAAATACAATATTTAATGTAACTTCTATCAATGAACATGATAGAGTGTTTAGAAATCAAATAGCTGATGTAGTAAAATCAGGAGTAAAAGAGTGTTTTGAAGTTATCACTAAAAAAGGATTTAAAATTAAAGCTACAAAAGATCATAAATTTTATTCTGGAGAGAGTTATATTCCACTTGAAAAATTAAAAGTTGGAGACATAGTGTTTGTACACAATAATACTTCTTGGAAATGTTCTAAAAAAAGAACACGTTCAAAATATGAAGAAACTACAATGAAATGGTATTACAAAGGAAACCCACGCAAAATTAATGGGTTTGATTATTTTAGAGAAAAAATCCATAGATTAGTTTTTGAAGCTAATATGAATAACATGACTTATGATAAATATAAAGAAATGTTAAATAGTGGGATAACTAGTTTGCCTAATAATTTTTGGACTATACCTGAAGAATTTGATATTCATCATATAGATGAAAATACTAAAAACAATGATATTTCTAATCTACAATTAATACAAAATAGTGAACATGCTAAATTACATGCTTTAAATAATCATAATAATTTAAGATTTGTTGTTGTAGAAGATGAAATAGTTAGTATCAAATCTGTAGGAAACATGGAAACATATGATATTAAATGTTATTTTCCTTATAATAATTTTATTGCTGAGGGTATTGTAGTACATAATTCAGGTAAATCAACAATCTGTGGACATGTTGTTGCTGAATGCCAGAAAGCAGGAGGAGTGGCTTTATATATTGATGGTGAACACGCTGTTGATAAAAAATATTTCCAGGCAATTGGTGTAGATACAACAAAAATGTTAATTGCTCAACCATCATGCGGAGAAGAAGGATTTAATATTGCTATGGAAATGATTAATTCAGGAACAATTGATCTTGTTATTATTGACTCTGATAGCTCACTAATTCCTAAAAAAGTGTTAGATGGTGATGTAGGAGATAGCTCTATTGGTAAAAAAGCTTTACTAAATAGTAATGCCTATCCAAAACTTAAAACAGCTCTTTCTGAGCATAATGTTTGTGTTATTGTTGTTTCCCAGTATAGAGAAAAAATAGGTGTTATGTTTGGTAATCCTACCACTACACAAGGAGGACATGCTTTAAAATTTTATTCTGATTGTAGAATAGAAGTGAGTAAGAGTCTTGCAAAAGACGGAGATGTTAATTATGGTAATATAACTAAAATAAAAGCTATAAAAAATAAAATGTCTCCTCCTTATAGACTTTCTCAATTTGAGATAGTCTATGGTGTGGGAATTGATAAGCTTAAAGAGATAATGGAACTTGCCTCAGATTTTGAGATTATTAAGAAATGGGGTAAGACTATCACCTTTGGAGAGACAAAATATGATGTTGAAGAATTTAAAGCAATGTTGTTAGACAATGAAGAGTTTTATAATAGTCTAAAAAGTCAAATTATTAACAAAATTAATAACACAGAAATTAAAACAGAAACAGATGAGTCTACAAGTGAAGATTAAAAAATTGCATAAAAATGCAATAATTCCTTCTTATGCAAAAGAAGGGGATGCTGCAATGGATATTACAGCAACAGAAGTGAATTATGATAATCAATATGTATCATACAAAACAGGAATTGCTATTGAAATTCCAGAGGGATTTGTAGGACTTTTATTCCCAAGAAGCAGCATAAGTAAAAAAGAATTATTATTATGTAATTCTGTAGGAGTGATAGATTCTGGATATAGAGGAGAATTAGAGTTTAGATTTAAACTAGTGGGGAATGGTGTTCTAGCAAGTGGTGTACGTAATATCTATTCTCCTGGCGAGAGAGTGGGACAACTAATGGTGATCCCACATCCTTATGTTAAATTTGTAGAAGTGGAACAACTTTCAGAAACAAGTAGAAACGATAGTGGATTTGGTAGCACTGGTAACTAATACAAATAATAAGGAGGGAATTTATTTTCCCTCCTTTAAATTTTAAAATATGTATAAATATCAAAACAATTCAGGAAACATTTTTACTAATTGGATAGGAGTGTTGACAGCAGATCTAGAAGAACTTGTAATAGGATGGAAAATAAATTATAATATTTCTATACCATCTAATTTTATAGTACATTTGATAGATAAAAAACTGAAGAGAAATGAGTCTGAGTACTAGTATTATCACTTCTATTAAAGACGAAGAATTGGATATATTTAAGAAACAATATACAAATCTTGCTGACCTTAGAAAAGAAATAGATCGTCTTAAAAAGGAATACAAAAAGAATAAAGATGTTGTTTACAAAAATAATATCAATTTTTTTATAGATATGTATAATATAAGAGTGGGATATTTATATTATAAAAAAGTAAAGTGATATATGACAGCAGTAGAATTATCAAAAGTGAAAGAGTACCAAAGAGACTTCTATAAAACTTTTAAAAGAAAATTAGAAATTGATTGGCAATTAATGAATGGTATAGATAAAAATTCTAAAATAGAGGTGATTGAAATTCCTGAAGAATCTTTAGAAGATATTTTTGAACATTGTATAAATAAACACAATGCTGATTTAGATGTAATTAGAAATAGAAGCTATAAAGTTCATAAAGTGAATAGATGTAAAGAAAGAAAAGCTTTAGTAGAATTTTGTACTATAGTTGTTAAAGAAAGGTATTCTGTTTCTAAAGCTTCTAAACTAATAAACAGAGACAGGTCTTGTGTATATAATTTTTCACAAATAAAACCATAATGAGATCAAATTGTAAAATGCCTGGTTGTAATAATCCAGTGTGGAGCGACAAACTCTGTATAAACCACAAACCAAGAAAAAAGTTATTAGTAACTAGAAGTTTAAATAAAGGAAAAATGAGTAGTACAAAAGACGAGGAATATGAAAAAATGCGTACTTTTTTCAAAAGTATTTGGGATAAAAAACCCCATAAGTCAGAAATTAGTGGAGACTATATTGGGCCAGAACCTTTAAGTATATATTTTCACCACATACTACCAAAAGGAAAGCATCCAGAAGCTAAATTTGATGAAGATAATATAATACTTCTCACTTGGCAAGAACATGATCAAGTGGAGATGGATATATTTAGATTTCACGAAATTAACGAAAGAAGAAACACTTTAAAAGCCAAATATGAAGGAGCCTAACAGAGAACGCAAGAATGAAATTAAGTATGAAATACAACTTAATGAAGAACAAAAAGAAGCTAAAAGACTTATCAGGGAAAATCAAATAGTAGTTATTACTGGAAGAGCTGGTTGTGGAAAGTCCTTAGTATGCGCACAAGTGGCTTTAGACTTTCTTTTTAAAAAGCAATGTGAGAAGGTGTTAGTTACTAGGGCCACTATAGAAGTGGGTAATTCATTAGGATTTCTTCCTGGAGGACTTTCAGAAAAATTTAACCCTTATTTAGAAGCGTTTATTGAAAATCTTAATAAATGTTATAATAGCCAAAAGATAGAAACACTAATATCAGAAAACAAAATATTAGCCTATCCTATACAATTTATCCGTGGTAAAACTATTGATGATATATTAATTGTCGAAGAAGCGCAAAACCTTACTAAAGCTCAAATGTTAGCTATTTTAACAAGAATAGGTAAGACAGGAAAGATTGTTATTAATGGGGATCTTGAGCAAACAGATATTAGAGATGGGAGTATGAATGGTCTTTCTTACGTTATTGAACTTTCTAAAAAAATAGAAGGAATACAATATATTAAACTAAAAGAAAATCATAGAAGTGATCTTGTAGGAAAGATTTTAGATTTTGAATATGGCAAATAAACCATTAAGCAGAGAATTTTTATTAAACAGAGGATATTGTTGTGGCAATGGTTGCCTCAATTGTCCTTATAAACCAAAAACAAATATGAAAAATCAATTCTTTTACACCCGTAAAGAGCTTGTATCTGGAACACCAGAAAATCCTGAATTCAAAGAATTTAGAGATAGTTTTAATATTGAAAAAGTGGTGAGAACCATCACTATGGAAGATGGGAGAATGTTAGTGCTACTTGATGATCTCCATGAGAGAGCTCAACAAGTACCTGATGTTGATCCAAAGACAAACAAAATGAGAGGTTATAAAAGAGAGCGCAACACTTTCCAAAGTGAGATATACTTGGAGCCTGCTGATGCTGTTAAATTTTATAACCAAACAACCATCTAATGATCTCTGTTCTAACCATAACATACCAAAGGCACCATCTACTTGAGGAAGCTATACAGTCTTTTCTTCGGAATTTTCAAGAAGGAGATGAAATGGTTGTAATTAATGACAGTCCTGATGTAAAATATATATACGACCATCCTAATGTAAAAATAATAAATACGGAATTTAGATTTCCTTCTATTTCTAAAAAACTGGAATGGGGATATAAACAATGTCAAAATAATTATATTTATAGGTTAGATGATGATGATCTTTTAGGGCCCAATTCTCTAGGTATTGTAAAAAATGGAGTTAATATTGATGCTGATTATGATATTTACAGAAGTGATAGCCACTATTTTTTTGTAAACAATAAGTTTGAAAAGTTATCTGATAACATAAATAATGGTAATGTCTACTCTAAGAAATATTTAGATGGAATAAAATTTCCAGATAAAAGTGGTGATGAGGATGTTGATATAACTTTCCATCATAATGCTAAAATATTTACATTAAAATTCCCCACTATGATTTATAGATGGGGAATGAACACTTATCATATTTCTGGATGGGGAAAACAATCTTCTGACACAATTCTTAATAACACTGATAAGTTAATAAGAACCAAAGAGAGGGGAGAGATAATACTAAACCCTCATTTTAAAGAAGACTATTACAAACAGTTAATATCATAAAATAAAAAAGCCTTTCAATTACGAAAGGCTTTTTTCTTTATTTTGAAAGACGTTTTTGCTTCATAGGAAGCATCGGGCTCTTAAGTCGCAACTTAGTATCTGCTTCCCTCATAAAATTAGCATCAGGCCTAGAGTTTTTCACTTTAGGAGCTTTTCTGGGTTTACCAGATTTTTTAGCTTTACCAGCAGTCATGTTTTTACTTGCAACCATATGCACATTTTTTAACCTTTCCTCCCATTTTATTTTTACCAATAACTTTATTAGCTCTTTTGTTAGTGTAAGACTTTGCTTGATTTATACTATCTCTTGTTGCAATTCTCTTTTCTCTTGCTGCAATTTCTTTCAGCGTGTTAGCATTTGATTGCTTAATAGTTGTACCAACTTGAGCTTTCTCTACTTTCATTCCTTTTTTAGCAATAACACCTCTACCTTTAAGAATATCAGCTTTAGTTATTTTACCGTCTTTGTTAAGATCAGGGAATGAACCACCTTTTTTAGCTTTAACAGTTTTACCACCCATTTTTTGCTTTTTTAAAGGAAATCCATTAGCATCATAACCAGGTTTTCCTTTTTTAGACTGTCTATCTAAGTCTGAGCTAGATTGTTTAGCCCTTTTAAAAGCACTTTCAGAGTACTTAGGAGAGCTCATATTCCTTGCAGCTGCTTCATAATTATCCATCATCTCCTTTTTATAATAAGCTGAACTATCAGCCGTAGGTTTAACAGATTTACCAGCTTGAGCTTTTTTAATTTTTTTTACAGTTGCCATTATTTTTTCTTTTTTATAGATTTAACAATTTTTTTAGAAGAAGACTTAACAGCTAATTTTTTCTTAACTATTTTACCACCATTTTTTTGTTCTGGAAGGTTATTTTGTCTATCGTATTTAGCTTCTTTTTTAGCCTCTCTAGCTTCTCTACGTTCATCTCTTTTCACCTCTCTTTCAGCACGTCTAATTTCTCTGTTTCCTATCCTTTCATCTTTCCGCATTAAACGCTCATTTTCTCTTTCATCTCTATCTCTACTTCTAGTGACAGCACATTTTCCACTAGTGGTAGATCCCCATTGGGCTTTTTTAAGAGTTTTTACTGTGCTTTTTTTAATAGTTGCCATAGTTATTTTATTTAAGAATTACCGAATTTGGCAGGGTTTTACTTCCCTTTTTGGCTTTTAATTTTTTTCTCTTGTTTCAGCATTGCCGCTGTAGGTTTTTTACCAGATCCTTTAGCAGCTCTAATATTGTCCCATAATCCTCTTTTAGAATATGAGCCGTCAGCACGTTTGATCATTCCACCTTTCTTCATTTTCAAAGATTCTAAAGTTGAAGGAACTTCTTTTTTTAATATCTTTTTAGAGGATTCACTTTTTACTATGTTTCCAGATATTTTATCTCCTTCGCCTGTTTGCGTTTTCACTGTGTAACTAGGTTTACCTTTTGAGTACCCTGTAGTATCAACAGAAGTTCTTGTATATTTGTAAGGCTTTGTAATACCTCCAACAGTTGTTCTTTCTTTTTCTGTTTTAAATACACCAAGTCCTGGTCTAGAACCTTTAATTATTTCTTTACCTTCTTGAGCTTTCTTAATTTTTTTTATTGTTGGCATGTTAACATTTCCATTTACGAAGTGACTTATTAATCCTACTATTAGGATCATTAGCTGTTTTAGCAGATGTTAATTTCTTTTTCATCCCTGACATTCTTGAACAGAATGATTTTTTTCTAGGACCACCTTCAGGTTGTGGAGCTTTTAATCCTGGTTTTCCTGGATTAGCTCTATTATAAGAAGCTCTACCTTTAGCATTTAATCCTCCAGATTCAGATTTACCTTCTTTTCTTTGCCAGGCTGGTGTTTTACCACCATTTTTAAGTGTAGAGCCTTTAAATTCTCCTTTCTTTTTAACAAGAGGCCCATTAGGAACAGGGGTGACACCTCTCATCCTAGGAGCATCTTTAAGAAGTTTTTTTATTGTAGCCATCTCTTTTAAATGTTATATTCTGTTTCACTATAATATCACGGTGTGTAAATTGCCAAAGTTCTCCTGTAGAGTTTATAATTACAGTGTATATAGTGTCTGTTTCATGACCATAGTCTGTAATAATCCAAATGACACCATCACCTTTAGAGGTGGACACTTCCACTCTGTTTTTGGGTTCAAATATCATTTATTTAGCTTTGCGTTTTGCAGCAATTTTTTTAAAAGTTTTTGCAAGAGCTTTAGCTTTTCCTGTACATCCTGGTTTAGATATAGGAGTGCATTTTCCCTCTGTACCCCTACGTTTAATAGAAGCAGCTACATCACCTATCCAGTTTTTTTTTACTTTACCACCTTTTTTCATTGTTGTAGCACCTAATTGTTTGTCCTTTGTAAGAGGCACTTTAGGAGCTTTTTTATCAGCTAATGTACGTTCTTGCACCTTTGTCCAAGCACCTTTAGGATCTATAGGTCCTACACGTTTTGCTGGTTTTGCTACACCTCCAGCTTGGTATTTAACAATTTTTTTAACATTGGGCATTTTAATAAATTTTATAATTCTTTAGAAGATTCTGGAATCTCTACTACAATTCCTTCTTTCACTGAATTTGCTAATAAATTCTCAACAATATCAGCTGCTTTATTTGCTAAAAGAATTGTTTGAGCTTCTGGTGTAGAAATAATTGCTCTCAATGAATTTAATAAAAATCCAAATTCTCCTCCAGATAAAGAAAACTGTGTGTCCTGAGACCAAGTGTATTTCTTGTTAGGATTGAATGTTGGAGTTTCTTGATTAGGTTCCTGAGGAACAACTTTTAAATCTGACATATATTTAATTTTTGGTTTATAAACAAAGATATACTAATTTAATGTAATTTCAAAAACTATTGTAGCACTAGATTTTATACTCTTGCTTATATTAAGTTTTATTTGAAATATATTATGTAGTTTTAGTATTTCCTCTAGAAGAAGTTCATTATATTTAGGAAGTGATGGGGCCAATCTAAAATGATATGAATATGGATTTTTTGTTATTTCTAATGTAGAAAGTTCATCCACAGAATCTATCACTCCTATCAAATGCTGAAAATAAGCAAGCTCATTGTCTTGCATCACTTCAGGAAAAAACTTCTTATTTAATTGCATTAACTAAGTGTTAATAAATATTTAGTTTTTGCTGCTTCTCCGCTTAAAGATTGAGCAATATTTTCAATATCAGGCATGTTATTAGCTGATGCATAGTTTTCAAGTTGTTTAGCAAAACTAATCAAATCACTAACCACTTGCTCTGAAACACCTACACCATAGTCTTTAAATGGAGCACATGTTCCTATCTTAGCTCTAGTGCCTGTATATCCCATAATCTTTTCTACAATCTCATCTTTAAAATCAAACACTTTATCATAAAGACCGCCAAGAGCTTGATGTTCTGCATAACTTCTTGTGGCCCAATGTAAATTGTGTAATTGAAGCTCAAAATATGTAAGCTTTGTAGCTACAACATCTGGGGAAAGTTCTCCCCCAGTTGATTTTATCATGTCTTCAGGAAATAATGATTTTAATGCCATTTATCTAATTTTATAAAGGTGCTGTAGTGGTGGTAGTTGTTGTTGGTGCAACTGTTGTAGTAGTGGTAGTTGTTGGATTGCAACATTCATACGCAGGAATTTCATGCCATTTACCCACTTTAGGAGCTTTTCTTCTTAAAATTAAGCTACCAGCAACGACTCTTCCGCTTCCATCAAAGCGAACAAAGGCTTTTAAGTCTTTCTTATTACTCATAATAATCGTTTTTTAATAATTAATATTATATTTTTGTTTAATATCGAACAATTTTGTTAAATAATAATGAGTACAAAATTTCTTACTTTCTTCACTATTAAGTATTTCTTGTAAATAAGGATCTTTTAAAGGATCCGTTCCTGTATGATATTTTCCTTTATAAAAAGCAGGATAACCATTTCCTCTGTCACTCACTATTCCTGCATTATGAAGAATACCCACTCTATCTAATTTTTGAATTGAATCTGTAGCCCATGCAAAATCCATTTCTGCAATCACCTTGGTTTCTAATTTATTATACCAAAGATTATATAACACACTCCACATATCTGCACACCAGCTTTGAAATCCTTTAGATTCGCTCTCAAAAAACTGTTTGTTTACATTTTGTAAATGAAGTCTTATTGATATACAATCTGACAAGACTTTTTCCCAGAATTTACCATCTATATTCTTTAGAAAATATTGAGCTCCTCCAGAATGAGAATTATTTTCTTCTGCTATTTGTCTATTAATACCTGCTAAAACCGTAGTTTCTTGTAAAATGTCCTTCTTTTTATATTCTTCTAATTTATCTGGAAGAACATCTTTTGTCTTACTATCAAAATATGAAGCATTTATGTAGCTATTTGTATTAGATAGATAACAAATATCACCCTCTTTGTAAGCATCTATATTAAAATTCTCTGTAAAAATAACATCACTATCACAATAAAATATTGCTTTTTCTTTTAACTCTGGATGTTCGTTAAAGTGTCTCATTAAGCAATAGGGCCTAATTATAGGAATATAAATTCTAATAAGACTATTTATATTATGTAGATCGTCATAAAAAGCGAACTCAGATTCTGGGTAAAGATCAATCACCTTCTGCCAATTTGTATTTTTAGATCTATTTTTAGGATTAAAAATAAGCACCGTGGCTTTATCTGAATGTCCTATATTTCTAAGACTTTCCAACCATAAATGTACTTGCCAAACAAAATAATTATCACTAGGTTGCACACAGATAAATCTGAGATCCTTCATATATGTAGTTATTGGTTTTTTTATTAAGGAGCTAAAGTAGTGGTTGTAGTGGTTGTAGAGGGTAAGAGCTGTCCTATAGAATAATTCAATCTCTGCATTTGTTTTAAAATTTCATAGAGAAGATTATATTCTGCGCTCTGTCCTATTTGTTTAGAAATTATTGCCATTTTTATATTTTTTTTATTGTTACTATCTACTAACTTCTTCCCAGTCTATAGAAGCAAATGCACCCTCACCACCAGAAACTGTGCTTACAGCCATTTCTATTATAATTTCATAAGCTGTTCCTGTTAATCCATTTCGTTCTAGTTGGTTAGCAAATAAAGCTTCTTTTAATATATTTATTGATGGAGATCCTTGATTTGAGGAATTAACAAACCCACTTGCTAAAATTCTTCCACCTGTTGCACTAGTGCCTGTTAGATTATATTGTACAGCAGAATTAGCACCAGCATCTGTCCAAGATCCACCAGTAGTTGTTCCACTTGCAACAACTCTCCATTGATAACTTTTACCATTACCAATCCCTAAAAGGGAAATAGCTGTTACAATAACAATAGCATCAAGTCTTGCAGTTTTAAGTTTAACAGATACAATTGGATAGTAAGTACCAGCAACAGCGAAAGTTCTAGCGGCTGTAATAGATGTGCCAGCAGATTGTTGTAATCCTGCAAGCTCATAACCACCTTCAGAAATAACCGTAGAACAAATCTGTTTTAATGTACTCACTCCTGAAGTTTCTGTATTATTTTTAATCTCATAACGTAATGGTAGTGAGGCAGTTGTAATATATGTACTAGCAATTAGGTTTGCGTGGTTAAATGTGTGACAAACAATAAATTGCCCATTTATTACAAATCCCATACGTACAGATCCTACACCTAACCACTCAACGTCCATCCAAAGAATTTGAGCTTTAGTTAGATCTAGTGTTAATCCTGAAGGTCCTGAACCGTTTAATTTATCTCCATTCCAATTAGTCTGTAAAATAGGGGTGTTAACTAAAGAACCAGTCACTATGCTTCTTTCTACAAAAGACACAGAACTATTATTTTGTTCTAAATAAAAACCATTATCATTTCCATAATAACCAATGCGTTGTCTTAATCCAGTTTTAGCTGGACTCATTACAAATGTGTTCAACACAAGAAGGGACTTACCTGGTTGATAAGAAAACACTTTTATAGTTTCTCTTACCACTTCAGAGTTTAATGCTGCTGTCACATTTAAATCAACTAATCCTTGATTTTGATTAAATACTGCAGTTCCACCAACATTAGTTAGTGTAGACCATAAATTATTATCTGCATATCTATGACTAGAGTCAAAAAGCGTAAAAGGTTCAGACACTCTAAGTCTACCAAAAGAATCTGAAGCTACTGACGGTAGTACAACATTTGTAGGATTTGATGGGCTATTGTTATTAGTACAACAGTTTACAGCTTTGCTCACTTTATTCAAATCATTCCAAATTCCCCAAAGGAGATTGGATTCATTGCTCCAGCCTATCTGTTTACTTGGTATGCTCACAATACAAAATTTTAATGTTCAAAGATATATTGTTTTTTAATATAATCAATGAACTTGAAATAAATAGAATAATGATTTTAATTAAGAGAAAATAACTAATTTAATTATCTCCCCTGTCCTTGATATTTAGATACTTTTTTGTCTTTAGGACCAGAAGATTTCTTAGCTTTTCCAGACTTTCTTTTTCCAAAAGAAATCTTGTTTGCTTTAGTTATTGACTTTGCCATTTTTTAGAATTTTATTTTCCAATAAGAATTTATACCATATTGTATATTTCCATTATATATAACAGAAACTCCAATTATTTTGTCTTTTTTGTCTTTAAACAATAAGCCTGTATTTATTCCAGATATAATAGAAGATGGGTTTCCCATAATTCCTCCTCCTACATATAATTGATTTTTAGCAGGAATAGGTTTTTCAATTGTTATAGTTTTTTCTGGAATTAAAAGATCTGCAATAAGACTAGTACCTATTAATTTGTTATTAAATACAGTGTCTGTAACAATAGCAGAACCATAATCTTTAATTTTAAACTCTGTTTGATATGTATTTTTTTCATAATACTTATCTCCCAAAGAATAATAATTTTCTAAAATAGTTTTATACGAAGCAGAGTCTGTAATTGTTCTAACACTATCTCTCCATAAAGTGTCTGCTTTTGATTTAATTAGCTTTGGTTTAGCCTGTACAGTGTCGTGCACAAGAATAGGAACTAACACTGTATCTATCTTAAGAGCTGGAATATCCTTTTCTCCTGTGTTACATCTTTGGAGAATAACCAGACCAAACAATACAATTATAATAATTGACAATAAATTTTTATTCATACTTTCTATTTATAAAATTTCCAAATATACCCTCCTGCTGTTTTTTGGTTTCCTTTTATAGCTTCAGATATACAACTTTTATTTATACCTAATTCTTTAGATGCATAAGAACCACACTCCCACTCTTTAATAAAATTATTACTTATATCAAATTGATAAACTTTTTTAGCTCTTCCATTATAATGACCCACACTTTTTAACCAATGCCCAGTTTTTTTGTCTTTATGTGTTTTAGACATTTTAATTTTTGTTTCTGCAGAGGCTTTTCTTCCTTTAGCTTTTTTACGGATTTTATCTTTAGTTTCCACAGATAGTTTATGTCCTTTAAGAGCTATACTTCTTAAAATATTAACATCTTTACCTAAAAAACCTCCATTTCCACCATCTGCTATATTGCATAAAATACCTCCATTAGATTTTTTTCCGTAAATTTTAATAAATTCTATTTCTTTTTTAAATGCTTCTTCGTTAGTTAAATCTTCTAAAATAATTTCTACTTCATAATTAGTTTTATTAACAATATTTTTCCAATAATTATTTCTGTTTTTACTATTATAAGCTCTTCTATAAAGTGTATCATTAGACAGTCCAACACCAATATAAAAAGGTTGATCTAGGTCCAATCTAATATGACGGTATAAATAAGCCATTAAATTAAATCTTTATCTGATTTATAAGGAATGTATACAGTTTTACCATTGATTTTTTGTGCTACTAGAATTTGATTTCTCTGATTCCCCGACGATGAAAAAGAAACGTGAACCCATTCTGGGTTATTTTTTCTAGGAAATTCTGCTATTAATTGGTCAAATTTTAAGTTGTCTTTAATATAATCAAATATTTGCTTATTAGTAATAGAAGTACCATCCATATCTATATCTATAGCCTCCCCTTTGCAGTGTTGAGAACTTACTGCTCCTCCTATTGCTCTATTTAGAGCAGCAGATCTATATCCAGATGATACATGAATAGCTACATTAAAATAAGTACGAATAGGTTCAAAAATATTTAAAGCAAGCTTTTTAAAGTTTTCAATATGCTCTTCTGTAGGCATATTAGATATACCATGTCTTTTTGCAGACTCACTGCGCATCACTTCTGCTAATGATAAATGTTCTGATAGTTGCATATATTATGATTTTTTTATAATTAAATTATTTTTCTGAAGGGTTTTTTATTTTAGCCACTATATTACCTATAGATTCTACACTAGTGAGGCCTAAAGCCACTGAAATAACAATTACATTAGCCCAGATAAAAGTATCTGAAGTGGTAAAATGTTCTTCTGTTTTTGAATTTACGTGAAAAGTGTAGAAAAAAGTGAATGCACCTACAATACCTACAAGTCTTTTACTAGAGTTCTCGCTGGAAGATGAAAAAAATCCTCCTATAAAATTAATAAACTTCTTTATCATACTATTTTCCTCCTGTTATTTTTTTAATTGATGCCACTGTTGCCCCAAATAATGAAGCCACGAAAGCTATTAATAATTCTCTATTAGATGTAGGAATTTCTTTATCCATTAATGTATAAAAAATGCTTAAAGACATTATTATAACAATAAGACTCCCTGTAAAATTCATCCAGTTTATATTTTTGTTTTCCATATTATTTTTTAAAATTTGAATATAAGTTTGTAATATATTGTAATATGGCCCCTATAGATACTAATATACCCACGGTCCACATAATTTTATTTTTAAACTCTTTTGTTTTTTCCTGCTCTTTCTCTAAATGCTCTATTTTGGCTTTTAATAAATTTATATCATTTATAAACCCACCTTCCTTTGTTAAGGGGTTCCCTAATATTGCATCAACCACTTGATTCAATTTTTTATCAATTGAATCAATTTTTTCTTCCATTTCTGTTAATCTTTGGTCCATGTTTGTAAATTCTAACTTAATTTGTTCAGAATCCATTAGAGTTTAAATTAATATAAGTTAATAAAAGTTCCTGGGGAAGGAACAAAGAGGGAGGCCAAAGATATGTAATAAATATATAATAGCCAAATTTATTTTTGTACAAGCAAAAAATGGCCAGGAGCTCATTTATACAAGCTCCTAACCATTTACGCTTAAAAAGCTATTTAATTATTCTTGATCTACAAGCTTCATAAAAACAGGGTATATTTCCTCTGTTTCAATGGAACTAAGATCTTCTATAGTTAAATTAGAACTCCACAAAGTGGAAGGATTTATTTCTATCTCAGAAGCCAAAACCTCTTTATATTCTTTGTTAAATTCTTCTATCTTTTCTGTAGGAATTACAACTTCCCCATCTTTTTCCTCTCCAAAACTTTTAAATAGTTCCTTTTGAGCATCTTCAAAAATCTTCACTTCTCCTTGTACTAATTTATTTAGTCTTTGGAAGTAAAGCTTATTCTTCATCGAAGTTTTTTGCTTTAAAAGTCCTTTAGAAAGCTCTTCTTGTACACCATCTTTAGTTATGACCATACCATTCAACTCATAATTAAGTTGAAGTATCTCTTCCATTTTTAATTTCATTGGTTTAAAATTTTAGTTATTTTACAAAAATAAGTATAATTTTCTAATTATACAGGAATTTCTGTTGTTGTGGTGGTAGTAGTGGTGGGAGACTCTGTAGTAGTGGTAGTAGTTGTTTCCCAAGGCAACGGTAACACTATCAACGGTGGATTAACTATAAGGTTTAATTGGTTATATAGAGGTGTATCAATCATAGTCATATTCATAGACTCTTCTAACCAACCACATATTTGTTCATATGTTAATTCATCATACGGTATAAAGTTTTCAGGATCTGGCTGAGTAAAATCTTGAATTCCAGGTATTGTTACGCTATATTCTATGCCATCTTTTGTAGCACTAGCCTTTCTTATCCAGTTTACTTTGATTACAACATCTGTTAACTCACCCTCTTGTTGTTTACATTGCATCTGTTCTATGATCCATGTATAAGTTGTTTCCATATTTTATTCTTTTATTTGTTAAGATTATTAATAATTAATTTAAGCTCATTTATTTCTTTTTGTTGCTCTTTTATCGCTTCTATAAATAGCCCAGCAAAATTACCATAGGTTACACTATAACTATCATTCATATCGTCATAGTTTACTAGCTCTGGCATTATCTCTTTAACTTCTTGAGCAATTACACCTGTTTGTGTTTTTTTCTTCGGATCATCAATTCTGTTAAAATAAACTCCTCTTAATTTAGTTACTTTTTCCAATGAACTATCTATTGTAACTATATTTTCTTTTTTTCTAACATCTGACGCCCAATCCACTACACCCGTTGCATATATATTTCCTTCAACATATAATCTATAAGAAGCTGATACAGTACCACTTGGGCCTATAGCAAAAGATCCATAGGTTCTATTATGAAGCCAAACCCAACCACTACCGTTTTGTTGATATAAACCCCCATTACCATTTTCAAACATAAAATTATTCCAATATCCACTAGGATCTATAATATTTAATCCACCATATCCGCCTTTATTATAGCCAAACATTTCCCATGTACCAAAACTAGCTGATGTACTACGTCTAAAATGACAAGCATAATCTTGATTATATAACCCAGTATCTCCATAAGACCTAAACCAGTTAGTTGAATATACAGCACCGAATGTAGGATTAGTTTTATCAAATCCTGATAAGTTAGTTGCGGTTGTTGCAGTACCAGCGTTACCTGTAACGTTAATACTCCAAGTTCCACTAGCTCCTCCACCTGTTAATGTTGGTGAGTATAATGTGTAGTTTCCGTCATGTAAAATAGCTCTCCAAGGATTAAAAGTTCCAGCATCACCATTTCTAGTTCTAAATGCAATAGAATTTCCTCCTCCACTATAAGTAGCATTTAACCACATATCATAACTTCCACCAGCACTAAATCTAACAATAGGACCTGTAAATGGTGCATTAGCTGAATATGTAAAACCTGTAGCATTAACATCCATTGTATTAGCGTCAAGAGTAAAACCTTGATAATACATTATGTGAGAAGGTTTGCTTGACACGTTACCCCAAGCTACACCGCCTGCAGTTCCAGTAACATTTATTCCCCAGGTTCCATCAGCAACTCCTCGAATAGTATTTTTAACATGAGCTACCGAGGCTTTACGTGACCATCCATCACCATTAGAAACAAAAAAACTATTAATAGTAGGATTCTCACTTTCAGATATATTAAAGTTAATATAATTAGCATAAATATATCCACTAGCATCACGTTGTACAATATGATTTACATTAACACCTGTAGTAATATTTGCTGCAGAGATATTACCAGATAATGTTCCACCAGTTAATGGTAAAGCATAGGAACTATAGTTACCTGCATCTAAAATAATATTACCTAAAGATGTAGGTCTACTCCTAACAAAATTTACAATACCAGTTTCACCAATACTAATAGCAGTTTTTGCTCCTGTAGCAAAAGAATCTGTTGTTGCAATATACATCTTTGTACCATAATTTCCACTTGATTGTACATAAATACCTGCTTGTGCTGTATTTCCAGACCAAGCCCAAGTAATTCCAGAAGCGTTGTCTGAGATACTACTTCCAGCAAAGCTTATACCATAGGTTCCAGTACCAGGTGTGGTAGTATTAATTGTTGTAGAAAAACTTGAAACAATACCTGTTGTTGTAGAAGTAGAAACTGATGCTGCTGTACCACCAATACTTAAACTTGATGCTGTTCCTGTTAAACCTGTTCCAGCACCACTAAATGATGTAGCTGTTACTGTACCTGTTACATCTAGTTTAGTCGAAGGTGAAGTAGTACCTATACCTACGTTACCTGATGAGGTGATGCGCATACGTTCGGTATCACTAGTTCCAAAAGCTAATGCGGATGCTGCTGCATTCCATATATAAGCATTATCTCTTAAATTGACATTTGCAACACTATTACCTCCAACACCAACATACATATTAGCTGTTGAGTTAGCATTTGTAATATTTACAGTTGAATAAGATGTTGTGCCGTCATTATTTATTCTAACCTTATCAACACCAGTACTACTTGTAGTTCCAATTAATAACCTTCCACTTGCATCTAAGGTCATTACTTGTGTAAAGCTGATAGCGTTACCTGCTGTGCCTGAAGGGGCGGTGAACCATTGATGTTCCTGATTAGCTATTCTGTATTGAGCAGATGCAGAACTTTGTAAATATTTCCAGCCACCACTATCATAATAAGCATTGTTTGATAATATCGCAAATTTACCACTTGTATTTCCTGTTGAAAAACTTGATAATGAAGCCCCATTATCTGCTAATTGAATAGCTTTGACTAATGTTCCATCCCACGCACTCGGAGTAACTCCTATACCTACATTACCACTTGGAACTAAAAGACCTTTCCTTGCTACAAACTCTTGTGCCATTTTTTATCCTATTTTCACTATCCAATAGGTAAAGTTTTTAAATTGTTATATGAATGTTTTGCCACTCTGGTGTATCTAATTCTGTAACATCAAATATCATAAACTGTCTACTCTCATATTATTTACAGTCCAAATCTTCCTTTTAATGCATTATAATTTTGTGTTACTTCGGCTAATGTAAGCCCTTTTCCTTTATAAAATTTAAACAAAGAAATTATACCAGATAAAGATCTAGTTGTACCAATTGTTTGACCTCCAATTATAGGTACTCCTCCTGCTGCATAATACAATGATGCTGCACTAGTAGTAATCAGACTTTGAACTGTGTTTAAATATAGATAAAAATTTGTCCCTATTCTTGAAATAACAACATGATTGAATCGTCCTGCTGTTAAAGTACCTATTGTAGCATCATTTAAAACACCCCAACTACCATTTGCAGAAGCCATAGAAAATGATAATTGATCTTGGTTTGTCCCTTTTACAGCTAAACTAAATGCACTAAAAGTATCACCATTACTTAATTGAAAATATCTACCATAAGCTTGACTAGTGCCAGTCCTTCTAAACCAGAATTCAATAGTAAAATCAGCAGCACCAACATTCCAAAGTGTTGAAGCTTGCAAAGTGACTCCATCATTAGTACCATCAAATACAATACCACCAGCATTAGCTGAAGTGTACGCAGGACCATTAACTAGTGTAGCATTTGTTTTATAAGGACTTAAATCATTCCATACTGTTCCTGTTCCTGAATAAGAATTAATATTAGCTGCATCCAAATACATAACTAATCCATCTGTTATAATATTATTTGCTCCTATTAAACTGCTCATAATCCAAACCTACTTTTTAAAGCATTATAATTTTGTAGTACTTCTGATGCTGATAAAGCACGATTGTATAATTTTGCTATTGCTATTCTACCAGCATAAGCATTAGAAGCATTTGTAGCAGCACCTATTGTTGTCTCAGTTGTTGGTGCTACAAAAGATTGATTTGCTGTACTAACAGCCACTCCATTTAAGTATAAAGTGTTAATATTACCTGGTGCATTAGTGAAAACAGCGTGATACCATGTATTTATAGCTACTGTTGTTGATACGACATTACAAGCCACACCACCAAAAAGTATTCCTAATAATGTTGTAGGTGTACTACACACTCCTGTATAAAATCCATATCCATTTGCACCACTATTTCCATTATAAAATAATCTATAGTTTAATCCTGTACCTGTTTTATAAAACCAAATTTCCATAGTTATATTGGAAGTTTGTGTTAATAAAGCCGCTCCACTTTTTAATAACACAAAATCGTTTGTTCCATCAAACACAATACTGCCCCCATTAGAAGGATTAAATGTTGGTCCATTTGTTAATGTGCCGTTACTATTGTAACCACTTAAATCAGTCCATGTTGTACCTGTACCAGGATAACTTTTAGTATTAGCTGCATCTAAATATAAAACAAGCCCATCTGTTACAATAGGTTTAACTCCATAAACTGTTTGTCCTTTAATTGTTATCCTACTCATATCACTCTTGCTCCTATTTTAATATTCCATGTACCAGAAGTAATTGTTGCTATTAATTGAACACTTGTTCCACTTATACTTACAGACCATGAAAGGCCTGCTGTTGTTGCTGTAAGGTCTGCAGTGGAAGTGTCTGTAAATTCAACCACATTAGCTGTTGGATTCCAAACTGCCATCACTGTTCCTGCTCTCCATCCATTATTAACTGTATTTGTAACTCTGTAATCAAAATATGCGGCTGTTCCAGTTGATTCATCTATTGAATAAGCTGTTGTAGGTGAAGCTGTTATACCTGTTAATGTAGCTGAATACATATACATTGCTCCATTAGCATTTACAGCCATTAAAGGAAGTCCTGAAACATCATTCACTTGTAATAAATTACCAGTGGTTATATCTGAAACAGTAAATAATTGACCTGTAGACCCTTGAACTGTTAAAACTGTTGCTCCAACTGTTGAAGTGTAGAAATTAGAAGTACCATTAACATCTAATCTATATCCAGCATCTGTTGCAGTAGCAGTACTATTTTGTAAAACTAAGTTACCTGTTCCAAACAATGTCATGTGTTCGTTAGTGCTTCCCCACCCAGTATTAGTAGGCGCAACTTTAAAAATTAAAGGTCTACTTGTTACAGCACTATTGTCTACAGCTATTACATGTTTATTAGTAGCCCCCGTTCCTGCTAAATTATTACCGCCAATAATTAATAAATTACTATTGTTAGAACTTGTTTGTGATGTACTAAATTGGAAATTATATCCATATCCAGATGGGTTGCCGTTAGGAGAAAAACTTGCTGCAATACCATTACCTGATGTCGCTGCACCCACTTGAAAGTAATTTAAGCCAAAAGCATTGGCTGTGGTTAAATTAACAAATGATCCTAAATTTAATGTACTAGACACTCTAACAGCACCATTTACATCTAATTTATAAGAAACTGATGGAATGGTTGTATTTATACCTACTGTTGAGCCATTATCATATATAAGACTATCACCTAAAGTTGTTGAACCTGTAAATTTTGGTACAAAATTAGTTGTACCTGTACCTGTGATAGGATTTGTAAGAACAGCTTGATATTGAGGAATATTTAATGTACTTCCAATTAATGTAGCAGCTCCACTTGTTCCTGTTGTAGTGAGAGTAATGGTGTTTTGCTTACTATTAAAAGTTGTCCAGTCAGCTGAAGATAAGGCACCTCTGTTTATTGCACTTGCTGTCGGTAGGTTAAAAGTGTGAGAAGAACCAACGGAGCTTATACCAAAATCAGCTCCACTTGTACCTACACCTAAAGTTTGTGCTGCTGTCGTCAATCCATTTATTGAGGAAATACCGTTTGCAAATGTTGTTGTTACGCTTGATATATTTCCATTCTCCGTGTATAAAGTTACTGTTTTACCATTAGGATTAACTATTTGAATCTCAATTACAATTCTATCTGTAAGAGCTAATGTAACTCCGCTTGGTATACTAACTCCTAATGTATATAGGTCTTTAGTAGCACCATTAGTTAATTCTTCAATGGTACCACTACTAATTAGAGTGAGTGAGGCTCCATCCCATTTCTTAACAACAGCTTGAATGGTTGCGGGACTTGCACCAATACCAGCTACAGAGAAATAACATTCAAATACCCAAATACCTCCAGGAACACTTAATTGATTAGGGTCTCCTATGTCAGTAATAAACGAAGCAATTGTTCCTATTGTACTGCTTGTAAAATTAGCAGATGTTCCACTGGCAGATAATTTACTTAACTGATACATTGTTGTACCTGCTATACTACCTTGGGATGTGTTTCCATTTAAATAATATACACTACCTCCACCACCACCACCCACTGTTGGGAATACACCTAGTGTCCCATCACCACGTACATATTGACTTGATAATCCTGCGCCTGTTACAACAATACTTCCTGAGGAAGTTATTGGAGATAAAGACACTGTAAATGCTGAAGGCATTGTAAGCCCAACTGATGTAACTGTACCTACACTCCAGCTTCTATCTGCTGATAAGTCATAAGTAGTTCCATTAATTGTCAATGTTCTTGATGTAGGAACATAAGTAGATAGATCACTTGTTAATGCCAAAGTTCCTGTTGCTGAAGGGAATGTATATGAATATGGTAATGCAGTATTAAATAGTAGATTATGTGCTACTCCAAATCCCCCACCTGTTACATTAATAATTAAACCATTTGTTTGAGAACCTATTCCTGTATATCCATTAGCTATGGGGAAAGTTCCATTCTTAATATTTATACCTAAATCAAAATTCTTTACTCCTGTTATTGTTTGAGTATTTGCCAAAGTAACATACCCACTTAAATCTGGTGTATAATTTGGTATGTTAAATATACCTGTTAATGGATCATAAGTGGAAGCACCACTTGTACCAGTAGTAGTAAGACTAATAGCAGTTCTTGCTCTTGAATTTGTAAAATATAATTGAGAAGGTCTACCTGGAAGACTACCAGCTCCCTCAAATACATCTCCTGTTACAAGACTAACTGGTCCTGTATATCCATTTACAGAACTCACTGCATCTGTATTATCCACTTTATCCCACGCAGTACCGTTGAATATAGCCCAATCCCCCACCTTCCAGTCTGTAATACCATCAAGATTTGTACTACCTGCTGCATTTACAACATAATAATATCCTTTTGTTCCTACACCTGAAGTTAATGTAGGGGTATTAGTATTTGCGTTCCAAATTCCTTGGTAACTAACACTACCTAATAAAGCACTTATTTGATTCTGCACTTTACCAAAAGCTTGTAAAATAGTATCAGTGGAGACTATTGTTCCTCCACCTGTTAAATTAAGGCCTGTTAACACTTTACCTATAACAGCAGAATTAACTAAAGATGGATTTGGATATGTTCCACTAAGCTCACCACCTGCTGCAATTCCTGAAATTGTGGAAAGTTTATTATTAAAAGTGTTCCAATCTGAAAAAGATAAATATCCATCTGTAGCAATATCAGCCTTTGAAATAGACACTGTAACAGTGCCTAATAAATTAGATGCAGATATAGGTGCTGTTCCCACTACACTAGAAACACCTGCTACAATAGACCAGCTTCTATTGGCTGAAAGATCGTATGTAACACCATTAATAGTGAGTGTTCTACTTTCTGGAACAGGAACAAATCCTAATGCAGAAGTGATGTCCCCATAAACCACTGGAGTGGCTGATGTGACTAATCCTTTACCATTTACAGCGAATTTTAAGAAAGTATTGCTCCCATAAACATTAGTGTTTACAGTTTTTAATGTAAGTGTTACAGGGGATCCTGTAGATCCAGATCCTGTTACATCTCCCACAAAGCTTAATGAGGCTGATGGAAGTGCTATTAATTGAGGAGTGATATTAGTTACAAGTCCTTTTGCATTTACGGTGATTACAGGTACTGATATATCAGACCCATAAATACCAGGATTGGTGTTCACGGTAGATAGCGTAAATTGACTATTACCTGGGCCAGAAGCCACTCCATCACCATAAAGATCAGTAATATAGTCTCCAGCTGGTTGGTAAGTGGTGCTATCTAAAGATCCATCTCCTTTTACAAAATCAGAAGATGTTCCCCCAGTTGTAATAAATTTAGATGCTTCTAAAAATCCTGTAAAAGATAATGTATAATTACCACCAATAGTGGTGTCTTGTAATAAAGATCCGCCTAATTGTACTATATTTCCTGGGGAAAGTTGATAAATACCGTTATTAAAAGCATAGCCTGCTGTAATATCACCAAACTTAGCATCTATTTTTTGTAGAGCATCCTCTAACGTGTCATTTGTATTTATAGAAGTGTATATTAAATTAGCACCTTCGTAAAAAACGCAGGTGCTAGATAGTATCACTGGACACACTTCAGCAGAACAAGTAACGTTCATAATTAAATATATTAAGGCGAGATTAAGATGCAAAGATACCTTTTTCTCTTTATTATCAATACATTACATAAAATATTCAGATATAATATAGCAATACAACTCCTTATTTCATACTACTTTCTTTTTGTATAGTTATATCAAATTCTTTGGCAAACTCATTATTTAAAATTGCTCCATATGTTAAAGCAGACTTTGCTACAGGTAAAGCTTTTGCAGCATATTTAATAGGCATAGCTTTTTTCCTCACCTCTTCAGCAGATAATGTAGGATCTGTAATATCAAATCCTGTCACTTCTCTAACAAAGTGACTAGTAAACCTAGTATAATCTGTTATAAGTCCTATAGCTGGGAACATACTTCCACTCAAAAGACTTTCAAAATTGACAGGATTATAGAAGAAAGAAAGCTCTCCAACAAATTTATCTACCACTCTTTGTGAATACCTAAAGAAATTTTTGGTTGCTTTATCTTCTTCATCATCAGGAGCCATAAATCCTAGAGAAATCATCACACCTAATAAAGCCCCAAGAATAGCTAATTCTTTAATCTCGTTTCTTAGATTGGTTCTAATCATATCAGCAAAATCTTCTTTAGTCATGTTAAGAGTTTCACCTGTTCTTTTTTCGTATTTTTCAGCAAAATCCTCATACATTTTATCTATCAAAGCAATTCCCTTGTCATTCATTTGAATTAAATTCGTAATATTTGCTGATTTATCACGAATAGATGTTCCTAAAACATAAGCCAAAAGTCTAATTCTTCCTATATCATATTTCTCCCCTTTAACACCATCTTCATCCACTGTTACAGAAAAATCATCGCTCACTTTTCTAAATTCTGAGAAACGTGTATCAGCAAGTTTTGGTATCCAGCTTTTAAATAGCATCATACTATTTGTCCAAACAGACATTGACATTCTGTTAATATCTCCGTCAGACATACCTCCTGTTGCATTTCTAGAAATTCTTCTAGTTAGTTCTGTCAATCTTTGTAACTCCCTTTGATTTGAAAGATCTAATCCAGGAATTTCTAATTTACCGTTTACAAGTTTTTTAGTTACAGCTATAGACTTTGTTTTCTTAAGTTCTTCCACCTCTGCTTTTATAGCTTCTTTAGACTGTTTATATTCTGAAGAGGATTTATATCTATTTTTGTATTTGTTTTTTACAAAATCATTAATATTAACAATTCTACCATTATCCACCATCATGTTTTCCAAAAGTGTGACAAAAATAGACTTTTCAATAAGTTGTTCTGGTTTTCTCATAAAAACCATTAGCATATCCCCTAAATTTTTTCTAGTGAGAGCAGTCATCCCTGCTTCATATTTATATATATCTGTAGATGGATCATCTTTTAGAGGCATGAATGTATTAACTAATTGTACAAATATTTCTCTATCTTCTTCATTATCAAATCTTTGTACAGCTAATTTAGCTTGATTTTTAAGAAAGTCTCTTGCTTTAAAATAATCACCAGCTTGTGTAGCCACCTGTATATTACCTCCAAACATATTTACAGCTCCAGATATAAATTCAAACCCTAAAGCTTTTAATTGGAATGCTCTATTTGCTGCGTCCATAGTTTTTACTAAAGATGTAGCAGAAGGCTCCTCATCTATTTTAAATACTTCTCTGCCTGTAATAGTGTTTACACCATTTTTTACAAAGTTTAACACTTTACCTACATTTAAAGGAGTGTCTGTATCAGAAAGAACATACTTTTGTCCGTATAACAACACTCTTAAAAAGTCATCATACATTTTAGTGTTTTCTTCATTTCCTGGTATTTCTATTATTTTACCACCTTGTTTAACAACATTTGCTGATCTATCTGTAGCTAAATGCCCTTTAAATTGCTCTACAGTTTTTACTAATTGTAATTGTCCTTCTACAGCAGAAAGATATTTATACTTTTCCATTTGTTGGATGTATAAAATCATATTCTTAAAAAGATCTTCGCTTACGTCAGAATAATCATTTACACCATCTTTTCTAGTAAAATCATATGTGTAATACTTAGGAACAGAATTTTCTAGTTCACCTGTAAGCTCATTAAAACTTCCAAATCCTACATCATCTGTTTGCATTTTAAGACTCTCTGAAAAATTCTTTAAAGGAGAAATACTATGATCCCAAGCTAGTTCTTCAGCAGCTCCTTTCCTAACAAACGGTAGGAATGTTTTCATCACTTTATTAGTGATATATCCAGCCTCTTTAGCTTCTTCATTTATACTACCTATGAAATTATAAAGTTCTAAAAGAATTGGATTTTTAAGAATGTTTTTGTATTCTTCTGAATACCATTTTGGGAGAGGATGTCTTTTAATGATATAGTTATTCCAACCATTAAAGTTTTTATTATCAATATCCCACATCTCTTGAGCTTCTTTAATATTTTTAACTCTTATAGCCTCATTCTCATTTTTATCACTTGTATATATCTGTCTTTCTATTTTTTTAATTTGATCTTCAAGACGTTTATTAGCTTCTTTTTTATACTCCTCTACATCAATATTGTCTAAAAGCCATTGTTTATCTCCACCTTCTTTAGCTTTTGCATCCACTTCTTCATGGAATTTTCTGCTATATCTATGAATAAGTTTATTAACAATACCTCCTTTATCATCCTTTTGATATATCTGTTGCACTATTGTTCTAAGATCTCCCCCCTGTTCTGCTAATTTCTTCCTAATATCCATTAGTTTTTGTACTCTTTCTAACGATGCTTTAGAAGCTTCTCCTTGGGCACCTCTCACCACTTTGTATAACAATTGTAATGCTTTAGAAGGAAGTTCTGATATACCTCTAAAATTAGAAGAAAGTCCTTTAATAACAGCTTCGGGGGATAGAAGTCCAAATACAAGGTTTCTTTGCCCTACATGTTTATCTGCAAAATCCTGAGCAGCTTTCGTTAATTGTTCTTTTGATCTGTAAATAGCATTAGATTGGGCCATCAACTGATCATGTATATCTTTTCTTCTTGCTACATCTTCTCTTTCTTCTTCTGTCTTAGCATTTTCCAACATATCCTTTGTATACACAAGGTGGCCTATGTCTCTTCCTATATTTTCAAAAACATCAATAATTCTTAAGTGCACTCTCATCTTCTCTGCAAAATCTGAAAGTTCTTTATTATTTGAATCGTTAGAAGAAGCTGGTCTATTTTTATAAATAGTGTTATAATCATTTAATAGCTGGTCACCCTCTTCTCTCATAATACCTACAACATCAATTAAAGAAGCAATATTATTTTGTCCCTGTAAAAGACGAACAGCTTTTCTAATAGTGTTTAAACGCTCTATTTTAAATAAACGCTCATCATCATCTGTTACTTCTTCCTTGCCTATTTGTTTAAGCATGGAATTTAGTTTTTTAATAATATTATCAAGATCTTCATATCCTGTAGATTCTGTTTGTTCAGAAACAGGCACAAGTCTAAGATCTTGTATTTTAGTTTTATCTATAGAACCTATAGCTATTCCTTTTAATTCAAGGCCAGAACTCTTATTGCCTTTTTCTTTATACCCAAAATCCATAGCTATTGGAATAGCTCTATTCATTCCAAATTCTTTTATTCCATAAAAGTCTTTAAGAATATTTTTATATGTACCAAGCTGAATATCAAAGGCTCCTTGTTTAAACCATGCAACATCTTCACCGTTTATTTGCATAAACTTCCAATCAAGAATATGTCCTTTCCCCGAAGGATCTACAGCTAAGAAGTCTATTGTACCAGCTCTTTTATCTTTAGGATTGTAAACTATAACTTCCGAGAAAACTAATGCATCTTTATCTAATGTTTGTAAAAGACTTACATAATAGTTTTCCAACATATTATACATTTCTTCAGAAGGAAGATTGAATTTTACAGGTCTTGGATCAGGAGTGGTCTTTTTTGTACCATCTTTATTATAATATCTATTATGTATTTCTTCAAAATCAGCATGCCCCTCCACCCCATATTTTCTTTTCATCTCGTTAAAAGCCTTTTCTTCTGGAGTGAATTTTTTATCTTTAAATCTTTTCTTATACCACTCTTTAACAAGATCTGTCACCCTTTTGGTTATTTTTTGTTTTGTACCATCAGGAAGAGATATTTCATACCAGTTGGTAGACTCATCTGAATCTGCTAACACTTCATCAGACTTTTCATCACTAACCACTTTGTTAATAGAATTTCTTGTTTCCTGTATTTTTTCTTGCACTTTCTTTTGTGCATCAGATAGTTGGTAAAATATTCCTCCTTCAGAAATATCAGAAATGGTTCCTCCCACCTCACCTTCAATCACTCTAGCTCCCACTTCTTCAAATATAGATATGTTGGATTTTCTATATACACCTCTTATAAGATCTAATATTTTATTCCAAAAGTTTCTAAATAATGATTGAGTGGCTTCCTCCATTAATTCAGGATAGGCTTCTGTAGCTCCTGCTTTATTAATAATTACTTCCACTAAAAGTTTATCTACAGCTTCTTTCTTTATTTTACGTATATCTGGTTTTCCATTAGGAAGTTTATATACATCTTTATATTGATCATAGACTTGTTTATATATCTTAAATCTATCTATTTTAGAAATCATTTCTGTAACAAGTCTTGGGTCCATTTGTTCTAAAATAGCTGTTGCTACGTGTACCATTTCTTCTGTGAGAGCAACATCTTCTTTCCCCTCTGCTACAGCAATTATCCCTCTAACAAGATCTGCCAGTCCATTTATTCCTTTTGTTGTTACGTCTTTATTACCTTTTAAATAATCAGAAAGCTGCTGAATACTAATACCCATTTTTTTAGCAGCTTCCTTCACCTTAGAAAGTGTTTCAGCAGAAGCCTTAGAAGCAGGCATTCCTTCTTTTTGTAAAAGAATTTGTTTCTGTTCTCTTTCAGGAACAATTTCTACTTCATTCCATGTATTACCATATTCATCTGTAATTTGTTTTACATTATCCTTTCCGTATTGTTTATTTAAAATATTCTTTACAGTGTTCTCATAGAAGTTGTATATAGGTTTTAAAGCACCAAAACCATTTTTTTCAACATCTTCAAGCTCTTTTTTAAGTTGATTTATTTCATTTTTAGTTTCTTCTGAAAACTTACTTTTTAAAGATTCAATTTCTTCTTTAGTAGCTGTTTTTTCTCTACCTGTTTCATTGCTTACTTTTCTCCAAGTTAAAACCTCATTACCATTTTCATCTTCTAAATATCTTTGAATATAATAAAATCCATCAACATTTTTATTTTTTAAAATACTAGATTCTTCAAGTTCTTTAATTCTATTTTCTTTTTGTTTCTTAAACTCTTCTAATGTTGTATGTCCTTCTACTTTACTAGCTGTATTACCAGAAGGGAATAACACTTTCTCATATCCTTTTTTAGCACTATCTTGTAGAATAGATTTAATAAAGAATGTAACCCAGTTAGAGTTTTTGTTTAGAAGTTGGAGGAATTGATTATCTGAACTATTATCTCCTCTTTCATCAAATCTTTTTTCTAACGCACTTCTTCTTAAAGTAGCTGTTTTACCTTCTTGATTTGAAATTGTAATTAATTCATAAAGATTAGAATCTGTGTCAATATTTGTAACTGTAAACTTTTCACCATTAGATATAAATGTATCTCCTACTTTTTTAATATCAAGCTTTTTAGAAAGAACTTTACTATCTCTACCCTTCTGAAAAAGATCAGATTGTACTTCTAGTATTCTACGAGTTGTAGTAGGTGTACCTCCAACACCAGGAATGCCATTTTTTTCTAATTCTTTAGCTGCTTGAGCACCTTCAGTATCTCTAACTTCTTCTATTTCTTGAGGTAGTGCTTTTCTATTTTGAATACCAACTATAGAATCATCACTTCTAAACCAACCAATACCTTGATCTGTAGCAAACTGAGCATGTCCTTTAATAGAAGGAGTAATAGCTGGTGTAGCTATTTCATTTTCTGTATAATTGGTTCCTCCTGGAACTGTTAGGTTAGAATATACAGAACTATTATTAGCAGCTCTTTGAGTATTAAAAGCTCTGTTAGCCTCTTCTAATGTTTTAAAAATTGCTATATCAGGATCCCCATCTTCTGTAATATATTCAATAAAATAATCCCCAACTTCAGCTCCTAAAGCCATAGCAGAATTTTCATCGGTTATTTGTTTAGGTTCAGAACTTTTACCATAAATATCAGAACCTATTTTATTTTTAGCAACATTAATCTCAATAGCATAACTATAATTAGCTAACATGTTGGTAATCAACTCATTACGATCTGTTGTATTAAATGATTTGAGAAGTTCTATTTGGTCTTTAGGAATACTAAGATCAGATTGTACCTTGTTCCAAAAAGCATCTCCTTTCACTCTATTCTTTTCTAAGGAAGAAAAAAGTTTAATAGCCTTCTCAGATTGTAAAGCATCTACAGATTTTAATCCAGCTTTAACAATAGAACTTTTACTCTCACTTTCAGGAACATTTCCTTCATAAAGATCCCATAAAGCATAAGCAACATTCTCTCCTCTAGCTGCTACTAACAATTTCCAAGAATCAAGATTTATATTAGGACATGCCATATTTTAACATTTATTATTTTTAATTATTGTTCCTGCTTCAGCCAATGTGTAGCCCATGTCTACAAGCATTTTTGTGTTTAATTGCTCAGATGAATATGTTTTTCCATCTTTAAGAGACACTGTTTTTTCAGTAGTTGTAGACTCCAAAGATACTAAATTTTCATCTAAATATGATAAAATTTCATCATCTTCTTTTTCTTGTTCCACTTTTAAAAATCCATTATCTATCTTAGATTTTTTAGCTACATCATACATTTCTACAGCCCTGAAAGAGTCTCCCCAAGCATTAACCATTTTATAAATATATTCAGTAATAACAATATTTTGTCCATCTTTATTCATTGTATATTCATTAGTAAATGGTATATCTCCGCTATATATTTTTTTGAAAAGTCCTTTTTTAATATAAGAATAATCACCCTTCTTTCTCATAGCTTCTTTCTCATATTTATTTCCCACTTCCCATGTAAACACAACATAGTCAGAGTCTGCTTCCCTGGATTTTGTATTAAACTTAATCAATTGAGGAATATCTCCAGTTTCCATAGGTTTATTAAACCCAGATAAATTTCTAAAAAAATCAAAATTTTTATATCTCCAATTACCAAATTGATCTTGTTTTTTAACTAGTCTTCTACTAGGAACAACATCTCCATCATTCCAATTATTTCTTTGAAAAACTCCTAATTTATAAAAATCATTAAGATTTGGAATTGTCTCAAGCTTTGATAGGGTCTTATTGTAGATTTCTTTAAAATCTTCATAAGGAATAAGAGATGTAAATGATATTGGAGACCTATTTAATCCAGATTGCAAAACAGCGAGCCTAACTAAGTTTCCATATAAAGGACTTTTTATACCTTTAAAGTATTGTTTTAGTTCTTCAAAAGCATAGATAATTTGATTTTGATCATACACTTTATTATCTCTACCAACAATCTTTAAATTGTTTGTTCCGTTTTCTAGTTTTTGAGAAAATACAGGAACAAGACTATTTATTAAAATATTATCTTTTAAAGGATGTTTGCTAGATTTTTTAACATCTACAATAAAATCTGACATTTGTTTAGCCACATTGTTATTTTCTAAAAGAATTCTTTGTACCATTGTATTAAGATCTCTATCATTCTGCACTGCCCAATCAAAAAGATCATTCACTGCCTTTTGAGAAATTTTAACAAAATCCCTATCCGATTCATTTATATACGGAAGTAACACTTTTTCCATAACTCCTCTAACATTAGTTTGGTCAGAAACAAGTATTGTAGAAAGAGCATTTCTTAATTTAAGCAATAAATCACTTAAATTTCCTATGAAAGAATTTTCTAATATATCATCTACAGAAGATATAATAGATGTTTTTGCTTTTTTAAGTTGTTCCATTTTCTTAAATACTAAAAATGGATCATTAAAAGAAGCTGTATCAAAATTAGAACCCTGTGTAACTAAGTATAGCTGATTAGCCATCTTAGCATACTTAACAAACTCAGATAGGATAAATCTTTGATCTGCTTTCTGCTCTGGAGATAAATTTTCTCCTTCTCCAATCATATCCCATAATTTACTCTTGCTAGGTATTTTAGTGGGCTTTGTAATAGATGAATCATATTTAGAAATAACATCTTCAAATATGTCCCCAATAAATAACCAAGAATACCCAGACCTTTCTATGGATTTTAAATAATCTCTCACAATGGGTTGGTTCATGAAATAAGCAATAGTGTCGATTGGTACACCTATCTTAGCTAAAAACAACCATGTACTAGCTACATTAGGAGTGGCTCCTAATTCCATAATCCAGGGTCCTTTAGATATATCCACATATCCATCAATAAACTGTCCATTTATATCTGATATATCTTGGCCTTCTGCATTTTCTATCATAGAAAGTGTAGGAACTTTTTCTCCATCCACTTCTATACTGTTATACTGTTCAAAGTTAATTTCTGCATCACCCAACCACTCTCTGTCAGCAGCATCCTGTATTGCTAATTTATTTTTATCTATGTAAATAGGAGATCTCTGATTTAATGAGTGATTAGTTTGACTTACAGCAGCAATACCAATAGCATATTTACCACTAACAAATGCTTGTCTAAGTCTTGACATAAACACCCTGTTTAGCATGTTTCCTGTAGAATCATAGTTAAAAGCCCCCACTCCTAATTTATCAGAGATTTTTTTAGATAAATCTTTAAGTTGATCTGCGGAGTTTGGAGAAGTAAGTCTTTTGAAATTTTTAGGATGAGAAACAAGTTTTTCACAAGACTCTATATATTCATTTTCTAAAGACTCTTTGTACATTTTGTCTTTAAACTCTTCTAATAAAATCTGCTGTACATCCCAATTAGTTAATTCAGAAAGTTTTTTACCAAGTTTTTCTAATCTTTTTATAAAAATTTCCTCAATATCAGCAACTAATAATTTACCGTCTTCAGTTTCTTTTTCAAACATTTGTTTAAAAATAGGAATCCATTTATTAGCTGTTTTGTCACTAGATATTCCCAAAGAAATATCACTGAATAAAGACTGTAAATCAGCTGTAGATATTTTTTTAGCTTCTGCTTTATCTATTTTGCTTTGTAAAATATCAAAGAAAATATCTTCATATTTATTTTTGTTATTAGGATCTATACCAAAAAATGGTACAATCTCTATATTTCCTTTAGCATTTTTAAATACGTTTTTAAAGTATATAGAAAGTTTATCTATATCAAAGTCAGATCCCACTTTCTGAACCAATGCTGAGGGAATTACAACAGAGTCTCCAAATTCCTTAGGAAGAAATCTTTTAATTTTAAAAACATCAATAGAGTTTTGCTTTTGTGTAGGAATACGGTATGCAAGTCCAGATAGAATTTTTTGTCCTTCTGGAGTTTCATTTAAATATTTTAAAAGCTCTTCGTCAGACAAATCACTCTTAAACCATCTACCCACCATTATTTCACACACACGTTTACCATCCTCATCCTTATAAAACTCAAGAGTGTCAGATGTATATCCTAGTTTTCCGTTAATTTCTCTTAATTCTGTTTTTGTAGATTCTAATAAAGCAGCAGGAATTTGTACTTTTAATCCACCAGAAATTTTAGGAGAAATTACTTCCTTATCTGCTATGGAATATAAAATATTTCTTATTTGTTGGTAGGCAGGTGTGGCCTCTAATATTACAGAACCTTGTGCATAATTTCTTACAGCCTCACTTATATTATCATTAACCTCTCTTTTTAATAACTCTTGTCTTAAAAACTCTGCAACTTTTTCAACATTATCTGGTTCAATAACATATCCATCAGTAGTTTCTGTTATATGCAATTTATTCAATAAAGAGTTATATCCTTCTGTAGCAATAGCTTCTAAAAGATTTTGATTGTTTTTTATTTCTTTATAAAGAGTAGATTCTTTTATTCTACCTTCTTCGTCTAATGCATACCAAGCTTTATACCTTTCTGGAAATGTTTTTGTTTCTTCAAAGTCTACAGGAACTCCTGCTTCCATATAATCCATAGTGATGAGTTTTGTCACCTGGGATCCTCTAGTTACCAAAGGAGTGTCTTTAGAAGGCACTTCAGATTGAACACTCATTATGTCAAAAGGAACATTGAACACTCCTTCAAACTCATTAGTGTTAAAACTACCATCCTCGTTATATACAGAATTAGTTTTTTCAGCTCCCACTTTTCTAGCACTCTTAAACACTACATAATCAATGTTTTCTTCCTGCATTTTATCATAAAGCTTTAATGCGTTGGAAGAAGCATTTATCTCATACATCACTCTATATGATAATGGATATAATGCAAACTTGTCTAGCATTACATCATTGTAATTTTTACCATTATCTTTATTTCCAGCTACAATAGGTTTAACTGGTGTATAAGCACTCTTTGCAGCAGGATTCTTATTAAGAAGCTTTTGTAACTCTTCCTTAGAGGCTCCTGATTTAGCAGCTTCTTCAAATTTAATATCAAACTTATATTGAAGCTCTTCGTTTTCATTCCATTCTCCAGAACGAATTCTAAAATTTCTATACGCTTTAAAAGAAATTATACCACTACCATCCGTTTCTTCATATTCTTTATATCCAGGAAGATCAATCACTCCTACAATATCAGCTAGTGTTGTGGTCTTAAAGTAATTTTTATTAAAATCTGTATACCCTAAATCTCCTTTTTTAAAGCCTTTATTCCAAACATTATTTAATAGTGAATTTATATTGTCTGATCCTAATAAACGTTGTCTAGGAGAGAGAAAGTTTTTAATACGTTTTAATTCATCGCTGTATTGATAAGGATCTGAATATAATAACTTATGAAGTTCTATATTGTTAATCATAAAGTTGATATTCAAAGCTGTCAACTCTCTGTTTAAATCATCAATATTTTCAAACACAGACTCTGAAAGTGCTATGTTTTCCACTTCCCAGCCTAAATCTGTTTTATTTATAATACCATAAGAAAGTAAATTATTTCTAAATTTATTTACATCTTCCTCAATAAAACTCTTTAGAGCAGCATTAATTTTTGACTCATATTTTTTATAAACTTCTTCTGGAGTTCCAGTTTCTTTCACAATATCATTATGCAACTTCTCTCCAAGAATAGGTTTAAAGAATCTAAGATCTGTACTTTTTCTAGTTTTTGTCTCTTTTGTGTTTCTATTTACATCTCTAGATAATAGTAATTCTGAAATAAAATATCCTTTAAATATTTTATTAACATCTTCCATTCCTGTAGCTCTTAATCTTTTTACAGAAACATGATTACCCATATATGCCATCCATTCCATAGAAGCATCTCCAGGGACAAGATTCATATAATATCCATTAAGATTTAAATTAATTTCTTGTATTAATCTTTCTCTATAGGTTAACTTAGAAGATTCTTTTTTCTTACCACTCTGTTCATTAATTGTACCATCTACATATCCTATAGATAAATAGTTTTCAATATCTTCTCTTTTTTCCCCTGTCTCTAAATTAAACATTTTGTTTAATATAACAGAATTCTTAACAAAAGAATCTGTTAATAAATACTGATATTGAGCGGGAACATCATTTAAATTGTTAACCTGAGAAAGTACATCGTAAAGATCACTACCAGGATTGGTTCCTATAAAAGACTGCACTCTTTCTCCATTAAGATTGAAATATGTACTGTCAAATTCTGGAGTGGTAATTATTGCTTTTATTGTAGCTAGTTTTAATAGCTGGCCCTCAATATCTAACACCTTACCAGATATAGTGGCTATTTCTTTAGCTTGCTCAATACTTGTTCTAATACCATCTACAGCTGTGTTAAATACTTTTAATTTATCACTGTTAAGAGATTTTAATTCTTCCTCTGTAAAAGATATTCCTAATTTTTCTAAAAACGCTATTCTTGCTGATGCACTTAAAAGAGTTTTAGGAACAGATTTAGGCTCTCCTTTAAATCTTCTAGTCTTATCATCATATACAAAATAAGAACTTTTCTTAGTTTTTATTGCATCAACTATTTGAGAAATAAAATCTGATCTTAATTGTCTTGCTGCAGAAGAAAGATTTGAATCTCCTATTACAACATCATCATTAGAAAGAATAAACACTGCTTTTACATCAGCATTCATTTTCTTAAATGTTTTCCAGAATGAAGCAAGTAATTGGGCCTCATGTGGTTCTGTTAAATTAGAATAATCAATTCCTTTAACAGTTATAGCAGATTTAGTAAGTCTTTCATATAATGTTTTATAATTATTATCTTTTAAACCTAATTCTTTAAGTCCTTGTAACATTTCTTCTATAGTCTTGGCACTATGAACTTGGTTCATTACTTTCATAAAAACCTCACTAGTAGGAATTAACTTAGCACCATTCACTGTAGAACGGTCCATATTACCATCTCTATCCACTCTAGCAACAGTGGATAATAACATTTTTATAGCTGCATTAGCCTTTTTAAAATTGTCAATTTTTCTAGCATCTTGATAATCTGATTTTCCAGAATTGTTCTCATCTGTTAATGTTGCATTATCATTCTCATCAAATTCTATTGAATATCCTCTTAAATATTCCTCGTGTTTAAATTTAAACTCATCCCAATTATCTTCTACAGCCTTCCATAAAGCAAGAGATTTTTCTATGTGAGGAGCCCCTTGTTTTTCTGTAAATGTACCTTTCTCAATTAAAGCTTTTGTAGAACTTACAGTTTTAAGAATGTCTTTTTGAACTTGGTCTTTTAATTTTATATATAATTCCGTTTTGTTAATATTTGGAATAGTAAAAAAGCTTTTATTATCTCTGAAAATATTCTTTAAAGTGAGGTAGGTCATGTTTTGTATAACATCATGTCTTTCCTGACCATTCATTCCAATTATACTAAACTCTGCCCCAGCATTTGCAATAGCTTCTTCTATATCAATCACTCCTTCTTTAGCGAAAGAAAGTGCTGAGTGATATGGAGAATATTGTTTGTAATATCCATTTCCTATTTTAGAGAATAGTTTTTCTGTATTACTTCCAGCCTTATTTCCTGTAAAAAATTCCTTAATAAAACTAACGAGGTCTGCAAATAATTTTAATATAAATGGTCTTCCAGAAGTTGGTTTACCTGGAATTTTTTTATACATTACATAATCTCTAAACTCTTCTGCTAGTTGTTCTTTAGCTTCTTGATTAGTGGCCTCAGAATATTTAACTTCTTTTCCTGTAGGTCTGTCTATAAAAGAACCTTTTCTAGCTTTAAACTCAGCTAATACATTAGCTTGTTCTTCAGCATCAGAAAACATTTTCCATACAGCTTCAAAAACCTCATGGTAAACAGTGCCCACTTCCGCATTCTCATATATGTATATAGCACCGTCTTGAAACATACCCCAAGCTTGTCTACCATTAGTAGCTTGTATTACATTCTTCACTCTATATACAGGAACATTTGGAAAGTTTTCTTTTAACCACTTTTCCACCTTCTGCCAATTCTCTCCCTCAAATTTTTCTATTTCTTTAGCAATTTTCTCTCTAAACACAGGACCATCTTCATCAGAAGATTCCATCATTTGTCTTCTTATTTTGTCAAGATCTGACTCTGTCATTCCTTCAGATGCAATTTCTGTTTTAGCTTCCTCACTTATAATTTCTGCTGCTACAGGAGCTGTTTGTTCAGCCACTTTCTTTTTATATTCTTCTATCTGTGGAGCTAAAGTTTTTACAATTGATCCTGCAAAAGCATCTTTAATTTGTTCTTCTGGTGCGTTAAGATCAGCTATTGCTTTTTCGATACCATCTCCAGACAGTTCTCCTTGAAACACTCCTTTTATAGCATCATATGAAAAATTAATATTATATTTACCTAAAAGGGTAATGTTATTTTTTGCCTCTCCATCAAATGTATAGCCATCAACAACTATTTTAGCTGCTGGTGTAGGAGCTACAGGAGCTGCTGGGGCTGTTGGGGTTAGCACCTTCGGTGTTGTTACCACTGTTTTTGGAATAACAAACTTATCCGCATTATCAGTGATTGTAAAATAAACCCCTTCTCTATTAACATCTTCCTCATTTTTTAAAGGACGAGCTATTGTTGTAAGAGGAATATTCTCTGCATTTCTTTTATTACCATCCGCATCTTTATTAGATAGTAGATAAGATTGGTAGTTAGGCCATGTTTTTATTTCTAAAGATCCATCTTTTTTAACACCAATAATTTCAGAATAAGGTTCATTCCAAGATTTATTTATAATAGTGGCATTAACATTATTATACATGTCCTGTATAAGAGACATTAAATTATCTTGGTTTTCTTGAATGGATAATGGACCAAAAGGAATGTTTCCTCCTTTTCCAGATAAGAATAATTTTAATATTCCATCTGCATCTTTTTCAAACCATATACTGTTATATCCTGGATTCTTTCTGTTACCATCAACCACTTTAGGAACTCCCCAATATACAACAGATTTGAGCCAATCTAATATAACTAAAGAATCTGCTGATTTAGCATTACCATCTTTTTCTACATTTCTAGAAAGTCTTAAAATCATATTATATATTAAAGAAGCTTCTTTCTCATTAAACTTTCTATTGTTTAGTTTAACAAGACCATTTGCTGTCTTTAATAATGGTCTACCTTTAGCATTAGTAAATGTAACGCTACCATTTTCTTCCGCACCTTCTGTAGTACGAAGAACAATTACATTATTGTTTTCTAATCCTTTTGGAACAAGTCCAGCCTCTTCTACAGAGTTTTTAGCTCGGTAGTTAGTCTGTTCAACTCCTTTATCATCTGTATATTTTTCATTTTGTAAAATACCAAATGAAGCGTCTATTCTATATTGTACAAGGTCAACAGTTGATAATATACCATCTCTCCATGTTTTATACTGCTCTATTAATGCCTTTTTAACATTATCTGGAGTGGTACTTCTAAACATAGAAGATGGCTTACCACTCTTACTATATTCAGCACTCCATTCTAATCCCTCATCAGGCATCACCTGATATATTGCATTATCTAATTTATCTACTCCTTCAGGAATAACTTCTCCATTAACATCAACAAGTTCTCCATCTGTATTAACCATAACAAGAGCTATCACTCCTGCTTTTTGCTCTGGTGTGCCTTCTCCAAAAAGTCTATCTATTAATCCAGGTATAAGACTAGCTTGGTTGTTAATTGTAACTAATACACCACGGATATTTGCTTTATTAGGAAGAGTGGGGAAATTGTTACCAAACTTATTAGCTCTTATATGATGAGGCTTGTCTGACTTTGAAGGCACCTTTGTACTAGTGACAATAGAAATGTCATCCTTTTTAGCATCAGGCTCATAAGTTTCATCATACTGAAGAGTTTGTTGATCAGCTACCATTGTTCCTAAAATAGCTTGTTTAAACTCTTCATTTTTAGCCAGTCTAGCTTCCTGTTCTTTTTGTTGTTTATGTTTTTTAGCTACTTCCTCAAATGTATTTAAAATTAATTCTTTTGCTTTAATTTCTTTTTCTACCTCTTTAAGCTGATTTTGTAACCCCTCCATTTCTTTCCTAAGTTCTTCTAAAGATCTTTCATTAGGAATGACGTCAAGTTCATCTATATCAGCAATATCTCTTTCAAATTCAGAAAGATCTGATAATAGATTTGGGTTTGCCTGTAAGTAAGATTGATAATCTGGATAGACACCTTTAGCAGAAAGATCTTTATTTAAAAACTCTACAAGTCCTAATGGTGTATATGGAAGATTTGGATATTTTGCTTCAAACTTTTTAATAAGATCTAATGCAAAATCAACAGCTGTTTTTAATGCACCGTCCACTTGATCCATTAATTTAGACAAAGCATTAATTTGTTTTCCTACACTTTCTTGTAATAGGTTTAAATTTAAAGCTTGCTCATTAAGATCTTCTAATAAATCTTTTCCTTCCTCAGGAAACTCATCAATATTTTGAGCCATATCAGCTACATAAGACTGATTAAACTCTATCTCATCTCTTTCAGCTTCTAATGCTTCTATTTCTAAACGAAGGTCTTCCTTCATTCTAGAAAGTCTATTAGCAGCTTTAATTGCTTTATTTGTAGAAGATTTAAAATTGTTTTTCTTAGTGATAGCACCACTACTAATTTTTTCTTCTAATACTTTCATCTCCTCAACAATCCTATCCACTTGCTCTTTTTTCTGAGCAATAAGTGTATTAGTTTTGTCTAGCTTAGCAGAAAGATTGTCAAATAAATTAGTAAGTATTTCAAGTCTACTAGCTCTTCTTGCTTCTATTCTTGCGTCTCTTTCAGCAGCAAACTCTTCTTCTGATTTTTGTTGAACAGCTGTAAGAGTACCAAAAGCTTTTATCATTCCATGTTGGTAGCCTTCTTTAGCTTTAAAGTCTTGTCCTACAATTTCTTTTGTTCTTATTTTTCCTTTTGCATCTTTGTATACAAATAATAAAATTCCTTCTTTAGGAGAATATTGAAGTCTTCCTTTTGCAGGCTGTCCATTCACTTTAATACCGTAATGTTCATATACGGTATTAATATTATCCATGTAAAACTTAGCTTTTTTATTTTTTTCTGTATCACTCACCTTCCCCAACTTATAACTAGCCAGTTCTTCCTTAGATATATTTTTAATAATTCCTGTAGACCCTTTTATTCTTATTGTGCCATCCTCATTTTCACCAAGAATTGTTAACTTAGGAAAGTTATGAACTTCTTTACCATCTTTACTATAAGAGACAACACTACCTAAATAATACTCTGTACCCACTTCAATATCTTCTTCCCCATCTTTTGTCTTAATTTTAACAATCTGCTTTTCTTTAATTTTTGTATCAGGAGCAAATTCTTCTTCTTCCTCTTCTGTATATTTCTCTGGATTGTTTTTAATATCATTATATTCATCTAAAAACTTAGCTCTACGTGCAGATAATTCAGCCACATCTTCTAAAGCTATTTTAAGATCTGCCACTTTTTCTGGTAATAAATTTTTACCAAGAGCATCAATTTCTGCCATAGCAGCATTAAAAGAATCACTACTTCCAGCTACAACATCATTAATAACTGTATCAACATCTATATTTATAGCCTCCAAAGAACCAGATAGTTGTGGTATTCTTTTATCATAATCTGCCACTTTAGTAGCAGCATAAATCATTTTATTTATTGTCTCTGGAGAGTATACAGGTTTACCATCTTTGGTGATAAGATTACCATATCTTAAATTAATAGATTGGTATAAAGATTTTATGCTATCAGCAGTTTGTTCAAGATTTTCTATTCTCTGTAAATATTGCTCTCTAGTGTCTCCCTCTAATGCTTTACCCTCCGCCTTTAATTGTGCAAATCCTTCTTCAGTCATTGCTAATTTTCTATAATCTTCTATGTCAGAACGAACAAGATCCATTCTGCCATATTTAATTCTAGGTGTTAGGTAGTTGATAATATAATCTTGTTCAAGATCTTTACTCTCTAAAACATCTCCTTGTCTTAAAGCTTTTTCTCTATCCTCTTGAATAGCAGTGCCTCTATTAACAGCAGATATTGTTTCCTTTGTAAAATCAGAGAATTTCCATTCATTGGCTTTTTTAATAAATTCTGCTGTATCTTTTGCTTTTTCTCTACTCTCTTGTATTTTCCCTTTAGCCATCATTAAGGCCCCAGATAAACCACCAATAAGGACATTTTCCATTCCCTCGTTAGTAGTGAGGGTTTGTTTAACTCCTTCTTTAAGACTATCAATAAAATCAGCTGAAGCTCCTCTGTATTTTTTATTATAATAATCTTGTGTGCCTGATTGAATAGCAAATTGTGCGCCTTCTTCAAAAGCTTCAGATATAGAAAATGTGTAAGGCCTTATATTATTTAATGTAGATAAAACTCTGTTTTTAAAGAATGAAGGGGCCTTTACTAAATTACCAGCAGCATCTTTAGTAACATCTGCCACTTCTTTTGTAAGACCATTAACAATCCCTTTTTCAGCCTTATACGAAGCTCCTAGTATTTTAGGAAACTGAATATAGTTAGTAGCTGTTAATAGAGCAGTGTTAAGAAGGAAAGAAGATGTACCTACATTTTCTGCCTCATTATTAATTTTTTCAAGATCTTCACCTGTTGGAGCAAGTCCAAAGTTTTGTGCTTTATATTCCTCTATTTTCTTTTTTCTAAATTCATTAGAATTATTATAAGCTTCAAATCCTGCCTCTCCTGTTGTAGCAAGTCCTGCAACAACAGCTCTACCACCAGCATTAAGACTATTATATGTAGATAGGTATTTATCAGAAATACTTTTTATCTTACCAAACATGCTAGCTCCTTTATCAGCAGCAAGAAGAGCCTCTTCTGTAGCCACTAAAGCTTCTGCAGATTTACCTGCTGCAAATAGTTTTGATGTAAGAGGAAGAGCTTTTAAAACAGAAGCATACACACCTCCAGATAAAGCAGCTCCTGCTGAAAATCCCATATTTTTAATAATGCCATCCCAGAAGAAATTAGCTGTAAACCATTTCTTAGGAGAGTACCAATCTGCGTCTTTTTCTTCTTTTGTATAATAGTTAGCCCATTTATCTTCAAGATCTTGATTAAATTCATCTAGACTTCTATTAAAATCATTATCATAAAATGATGAAAACTTTCCTGTTTGGGCCCAATTAGCCACACCATTAACCAATCCAGCTGTAGACTGTAAAAATGTGGTTCCTGTTAAAGCAAGTCCTTTGCCTACACCATTAATCATTTTGTTTGTCCAAGCTTGTCCTTGGGCATATAACTCTTCATTATCAACATTCCTAAATGTTTTAGGGTATCTCTTGGAAGTTTCTTGGGTGGAATAAGCATATTTGCTTGTATCTTCCATACCGAAAGCTTCCATTCTAGCTCTCTGAAGATCTTCTAAAGGATTGTTTCTATTCTCTCCACCAGACCCACTAGGTCCCACTCCTTGAGGAATACCCTCATCCAATCTAGCTAGACCTTCATTTTTAATATTATTTGCCCAATCTAAGAAGTTTTGATCACTCATTTTTTAAAGTTTAATCCACTAAGTGTTTTAATTGTTTGAAGTCTACCTGGAGTTAAGCTATTTATAAAAGACTGTGCTGCATCAGCAGATGGATATGCAACAGGGTATATATCTCCTGGATTTTTATCAGCAATACCTCTTACATTACCTTCTCCATCTTTTATATAAAAGTAAATATTATGTTGACCAAGATCATTAACTTTTATATCTGCTCCTAAAATATCTGTTTCTTGTCTTTGATGAAAGAATGATGGTGGATAATAAGCACCTGTATATGCAACAGGGTTGTTTGGATCTCCTGTTATAGAATTTGTTGTTCTGTTGTTTTCACTCCATGCAATTTTTCTATTAACATCTGAAACAGGGGCAGGAAGATTAATAACTGCTCCTTTTATATAATTTGCTGATCTTTTATCAATAGGTAATTGTTGTACTAAAGTGTTTCCATCATAAAGGTCTAATGTAAAAGTTTCTCCATAACTTCCAGGAGTTCCTCTATCAACACCAATAGAAACATTATACTTGTCTCTATCTTTTCCTGCTAAAAAGTTAGTAAATTTGTCAACATCTATTGTTCCTTTATAATTATCAATCACTTCATTAAGTCGTTGATTGACAGATTTAATTTGGGGCTCCTTAGCATCCTCAGGATATAACGAAACAACTAGAGGCTCATTGCCTAACATTTTTTGTTTTAACACTTTTGCTTTAGCAGATAAAACATTTTGACCTACACTAGATGTAATTAATTTACTAGTATTAAAAATCCTTTCTATCCCTTCTTCACTAACCCCCGCATCTTTTGCATAAAGTCTAACAACAGGAGAACCAATTAAACCAGGTATTCTATACGCTTGGCTACCAAATTTTTTTTCTAATTCTTCTTTAGCCTGTTTAGCAAATGCAGAATATTCCTGATTTTTTAAAAAATCATTATTATAAACCAAACTAGCATTAAGAATATCTTTAGGTGTTATTTGAAAATTAAAATGTTTTTTCTCTTGAAAAGGCATCCTAGTTCCTCCTAATAAAACATCATCTTCACTTAATGATATATTAAAAGAAGGTAGGCCTTTCCCTAATTTAGTAAAATCTAAATTTTCTCCAGAACCTGCACTTAAAACATCGGGATGTTTATTCAAGTCTTTCACTTCATTTGAATAATCACTTAAAGCTCTTTGATTAGCTTCTGCTACAGGTAATTGTGTAAGAAGAGGTGTATAATATGGATTTTTGGGATTTTTTTGAATATCATCTTTAGCCCTATCATAAGTCCTATCTATATATCCAGGAGCATTTTTTTCCCACTCAGTAATATTTTTTCTTATATCTTCATCAGAAACAGATTTACCATTTGCAAAATTTATTGCTTTAACATAATTAAAGACAAATTGATCTTTTGTTTTCTTAGCACTTTCTTCTATTTTTTGTCCTTTTTCTATCCAATTAGAAAAAACTTCTACATCATTTAATGATTTTGTTAAATAGTCTGAACCAGGGGTTAAAGGTTTATCTGGATTATTAGGATCGTTTTTCCATTTTTCTTTATCTAAAGCAAGTTGTTGTTTAGAAATATCTATTCTAGACCATCCCTGTTTAATATTTTGTTGGTCTGCCCACCAATCTCTTTCATCTTTAATACGTTGTCTTTCAGCTTTCCAAGGAGCACTTTCAACATATTTTCTACTTATTGTTTCTGTTGTATAAGCTTCTGTGAATTTATTTTTTAATCCTTGTTCGTACACTAATGATTTCCATGTATCAAGATCACCCACTTGTCTGGCTCTCTGTATTTTTTCATCGCCATATTGTTTTAAAGTGGAAATATCATTATCTGTTTTGTCTATAAGACTTTGTATTAATTTTTTCTTTTCAGGATCTGTTTCAGAAGCTCCTTTAGATAGAAGATCTAATCTCTTAGATTCTAAAATAGAAACTCCTTTGTTCTTTTCTTCCTCATATTGGCGAACAAAATCATCTAATTTATTATATCCTCTATAATTATAAACACCACGCATAGCCATTTCTTGCTTAGCTTCTGGTCTACTCAAAACAGTGTCAATAGCTGCAGCAATTTTTTCACTGAACTTCCCTTGTTTTATTTCTTCTACAGCATATTCAGAAAGTATAGGAGCTCCTGCTTTATCGTATAATATTTTACCAGCAGGATCTGTTTTAAATACCTGCTGTGCTTCATATTTACTATCCCCTACAGCCTTTACAGCCTCTATAAGATTTTTTTCAATATCCCAAGAAGGTGTATATTGCCCTGAAAATTTTATTGGTTTTCCAGACTGATCTTTTAAATTGGGGTTTGATAAATAAGCATTCCTTTTAAGGTCATAATAATATCTTGCTTGTGGGGTTAGTTTACCAGCTTTTTCATCAGCTTCCATTTGTTTGTTCTGTTCTCTGTCATTAGCTGTTGAATATACAGCTGCTTGAACAAATGGATCTTTAACAATTTGTGTAGCCATTCCCCCTACAGAATTAACCAATTGTTGGTTAGAAAAATCCCCCGAAGCTACGGTTCTTAATTTTCCACCAAGTTCATTTAACTTAGACTTTAAATGTTCTTTATCTACATCCCTAGAAACGTCCATACCAGCAATATTATCAATATATCCCTGGATTTTTTGTACTCCTTGGTCATATTGTTGCTGTTTAGCCATGCCCACTTTAACCATAGCATCAACAGGAAGTTGTTGCACATAGGGGTTAAATGGTTGTATCTGTGTATCGGTAAATGAGGCCATATTATAAGAATTAACAAAAGTAATTTAAAATATTTTATATACCAAAAGATATAACAGTTTTTATTAATCTGGTATAATCGAATTAATTATAGGTTTTTAATAGCTTTTACAATAGATCCATTTCTAGATTTTATTTTAGCCCCATATTTCCCAGTGTCCTCTTTTGAAGATTTTTTAGTGTCCACAGTAGTGGGTCTAGCAAAAGGGTTTCCTTCTAAATTAAACTGTGCAGGATCATTGTAATTAATAGCCTGCCCTTTAGGTCCAAATCTATAATTATATAGATTTTCGTATATGCCTAATGTTTTGTTTTCTAATCTGTTTTTAGCCATTTTGTCAGAAATAGAACTAAGAGCTGCTTGAGCTTGTTGTTTTGTATTTGTTTTTGCTTGAGCTTGTCTAGTGTATTGTTGATCGTAAAGAGTTAGATTTTTTAACTGAGCATCATTTAGTGTTCCTCTGTTCCTATTATAAACACCTGCTCTTTCCGCTTGGTTCATTCTAAATTGATTGCCTAATACACCAGAATTAGCTCCGTATTTTTGAGCAGCTAAAGCTGATAGAGCAGCTGGATTATTTCTCACTGTCCTTTGAATTGCATTAAAATCTGCTTGATTAGCATTTAATTGATCCTGTAGAGAAATATCAAATGGTTGTTCTAGTAGTGGTTTGTAAGACTGGGCCTGAACAGGTTCTAATTGATTTGTTGCTAAAGCATATTGCTCTGCCATTAATTGAGAAGGATCTAATGGTTCTTGGTCTGTTGGTCTAAACAAAGGATTTAAATTAGATATTGCTGACTCTGCCAACCCTCTCCAGTTAAATTTTCCTTTTTGCTTTTCTTCAGGAACTGCTTTTCTAAAATCTATTGGTCCTCCTTTTGGTTCAAACCCTCCTAATGTTGGTCTTTGTCTATCAATAATAGTTTCTGCAGGAGTTCTTTTTATATCAATAAGATCGTTCATTATTTTATGATATGGGCCCACTTTCTTATCAGTAGCCAATCTCATAGCAATATTCTTTTTTTCCTCAAAAGTTTTGCCTTTTTTCAAAGCATTTTTTACATCCTCTGCATCTTGTCCACCATAGTTTTCTAAACGAGAAATAAGATCTCTAGCTTTAGTAGGGTTGTTAAAAGCTTCTTTTACTTTAGGAATCCATTTAGAAGAATAACTATCTTTATTCCAAAGCTCATTTCCAGAAACAGGCATTGCATTATAATCAATATATCCTGGTTGTTTTGCTCTTATTAAAAACTCTTCTGTACCATCTTGAGCTGTCTGTAGTTTAGCTCCAAACTTAGCTTTTTTAATTTGTCCTTTAGCAAGAGCATCAGACTCCAGTCCTAATTCTTCTGCTGTATCAAGAATTGCATTTTGCACTTGAGCTGCTGTTTGTTTTTTCTGAGCTATATTTTTTAATTTCATATCTGCACCAATTAAATTTGCTTGTAAAGCATTCATTTCTAATCCGTCAAAAGGAGTGTAAACATCTAAATTGTTCACTCTTTCTGTAGACTTATCTATAATTTTATTTTGTTTAGCTTCTGTTTTGGAAATATCATTAATGTAATTCTTAAACTTCTTCCCTTTAGCTTTTGGATCTTGTAAAGCTTCTACACCATATTTAGGGATTTGCATATTTCCATATACCACCATGCTTTGTTCACCACCATCTTCCATCTTAATAGCTGGTTCACCTCTTTCCACTTCTACAGGGTTATCGCCATATGTCACCCCTATACCAGATTGTCCTTTTCCATTTGTTTCCTCATGTGATTGTCCTCTGAACATCACAGTTTCTCCTGTTCCAGGGAGATATGGATTTTGAGAAATGGGTTCTGCATACCCACCCCAATGGGTTTGAAGCTCACCTCCCATTTGAAACTGATCTTGAGGGAATGTATAATTTTGTGTAATATGTCCTCCAGAGCGTAATGTATTCATTGTTCTATCTGGAGCAAAAAGATCTTTAACATCATATTCACCAAATTTAGCTAAGACTTGTGGTTGCCAATCATTTGATACATATCCTCCATCTTCCATGAAAGAAGAATATTGGTTTTGAATATTTTGTCCTGTTTGTTGGTAAGCAGCTCTTAGTGTATTATCTTCAGCTTGTTTTTGAAATCCTCTAAGTTTTTCTGCATCTTGTGCTCCACCTAAAGCATTTCCAGCAACACCTCCTAAAAGTCCCCCCACCATTCCACCAACGGGCCCAAAAAACGCTGTTCCTATTGCAGATCCTACACCTTTACCTATAGAAGCTTGGCCAGAACTTTGGAAATAATCTCCAAACTCTGCTGTAGGAATATGTCCACCATGTCTAAATTGTTTTACATCTGTATCATTTAAAGGCTCATATCCAAGATCATCATAAAGAGTACCAGGATTGTACATGTTTTGTATCTCTGTTTGGTTACCACCAATTTGTGCACCAAACTCAGCCGCTAAGAAATTACTTCCGCCACCATAACTAGGAGCCATTTGTTCTGGTTGTAAAATAGTATCTTCAGGTCTAACATATTTACGTCTCACTTTTTCTGGACGCATTTCAGCAGCTTGTGCTGTAAGACCTGTCACTTGAGCATATTGATCAGCTTTTTTAATATTTTGTTTCTGCTGTTTCATTTCACCAAAACCTTTCATTATATCTCCTGCAGAATCAACAAGGCCAAGCCCTGCTGCACCAAGCCCTTTTGCAAATCCTGCGCCACCTTTTCCTAAAGCTCCTGCAGGTCCTACATTCATAATTTTTCCAGCTGTTCCAGATCCTCCAAAAAGATCTAATGCTTGACTACCCAATTGATTACCACTCATTCCACCAAAATTTCCAGACCCTCCTGTAAATATACTACCAAGTCCACCTAGAATATTTCCTATTTGACCTGCTTGTTGATTATCAGTTCCTCCTTTAGCTCCTAATAAAGAACTTCCTATACCTGTTAAGGCATTCATTCCCATTTGGGCTTTTTTTATTTTCTTACCTGTTTTAGCCTTGGCCATATCATTATAATTTGTAAAGTTTGTTAATTGGTCTAATTTTTTTAGTTGACCTCTGTCTTGAATAGATCCACCGTCTTCCATTTTCTTTTTAGAATTCTTTTGTATAAATTCTTTTCCATAATAAGGAACACCCATTCTTCCATAATCTTCTGGTTTAATAAATACAGTGTCTCCTTGAGGTGTTTCATATCCAACAAAAGCTCCAGGACCATTAGCATAAGGTGTTGAGGCATATACAGGAGTTCCTTGATTATAATTAGTTTGGGGAGTAGAAATTGTTGATTGAACAACTGGTAAAGACTCTTGTTTAGTTTCTTCCTTTTTAATGTCTTTTTTTGGTTCAGATTTTTTATAGATAATAGGTTGTAATGGTTTTTTATAGATTAAGTTAGGGTCTTCTCTTTGAGGATATATCATATTTGTAGGATATATACCAGTATTCAATGATTTGTTTAAAAGATTAACTCTTTCTTTAAAGTTCTTAGGAGAACCATATGAATACCCAGACATCTCCTTAGTACTATTTATAGCTTCTATTATATCTTTTTTAGAGACTTTTGTCTTTCCCCAATTTTTATCAGGTTTATAATCTTTTACATCATACTCATCACTATTATACTCAACAAAAGCTTTTTTACCTCTATTATATAGATTTAAACTATCAGTATAAGCTCTAAGTCTTGAATCATTAGGATTGTCTGTAAATATAGGAGTGCGACCTCCTTTTTGCATCATTGGATATTCTATTACAGAATCTCCTTCATATACATAATCTTGGTTTGGATACATCATTTGTGTATCTCCTGTATTGCTTACACCTAAAACAGGATAGTTTACACCTTGCATGGTTATTTCATTGGAAGGTATTTCTGTTATTTTTCCTGGATGAGCCCATTGTCCTCTTGGGTCTTTTATTATTTTAGAGCCTTTCTTGCTTATAGTTTTTGGTCTGAAATCAAGACCTTCTTGATAGAATTTCATTTCCTTACCATTCTGCGCACTAGCTTTTGTTTTCTTAGCATAAGGACCATTACTAGGAGCAGGACTATTTGTACGTGCATACATCATTCCTACAGAACCAGGAAGATTGCCACCCATTTGAAACTGTCCCCCCCATGCAGGAGAATAATTACGTCCAATAGTGTTATACCCATCTCCTACAAAATTTGGAGATAGGTTAATAGAATAATCGTTATAGTTTAACTCTTTATCCTTTTTTACTTTCTTTTGTATAGGTTTCTTTGCCATTATTTATAACTAATTTGAGCAGGTGCCACAATAAATTGAGAGATTAAATGAGCATCAGCTCTATCATCTAATATATGTCTTATTTTTAATTCTTTAGCTCTTAATGGTTCCTTTTTAAAGCTTCTCTTAGAATAGTCCATATTAGGTTGGTTAATTATTTTATCCACTGATAAAGACTCACATCCTGTTGAGAACAAAGGTATAGATTTATTCTTCACTAAAGACCAAAATGTATTGTATTGGTAGAAGTTATCAGACTTAGTAAAAGTTATAGTTTTACTTTCTGCATTATATAAAGGATATTTTAAATACTCTTTTAAGTTGTTTTTTGGTTTAGGCACTAGTTCTAAAAGTCCTGTGCTCTGTTGACCATTGTATAAAACAGCTTTATTAAAATAAATATTGTTTATTTCTATTTTAGCATTGTTATTAAACACCCCATCTGGAATAGGAAGATATTGATACACTTTTGTATAATCCTTAACATTCTGTAATATCTCATCTTGAAATTGATAAGAAAATGGATATTCAATTACATACGGTTGTATATCTCCGTAGTAAATATTATAAATTAATGTATTAGTTAAATGTCTCCATAAAGAAGCTGTGTTTGTATTTGTAAATTTTATATTAGCCACCTCATCCAAATAAAGCTGTTTAACAGGAATATTAATTCTTGCTTTACATTTTCCTGTGGATTGTATTACAATAACAGTAACAGCATCATCAACACTTGCTGGAAACCCTGCAATAAGATTGTCCTTAGAAACATCAGTTCCCAATACATTCCCATAGTTATCTGAGATTGTAAAAGGACCTGTTCTAGTACCAGCCTTTGTTAATTTTATGAGTATTGTTTTAGACATTTATATATATTAAACTTTTATTTAAATTAAGGGGCAACATTTAAATGTAAGACTGCCACTCTTTGTCTAGTTTGTCCGTTAAACTGTGTAAAAGAACCTACAACGTACACTAAATTCTGTGCTTCATTTATTTTTATACTCCTAACAAAAGTTGAAGAATCTGTGTAAAATCCAGTGGAAATAGGCCAAGAGTTATCATATGTTCCGTTTGAATTTATTTTTACAATTCCTCCAGAAGTGTTGCCATTGTAACTTGTAAACTTACCTCCTATAACTATTTTACCATTAGACTCCCCACTTAATGCATATCCTAAATTAGAAGTGGATAGATAAGAACCAAATCCAGATCCAGCATTAGTTTTAAATGTATTATTAATTGTGTTATCTGTATTAATTTTAACAGGAACAATCCAATAATTTGGGGAGCCAGTATTATTTTCTCCTACCGTTATCACTGAATTATCAATAGTTTGATGTGTAACTGTTGGGTAAGCACTTGTACTAGGGTCTAAATTATAATTCACTATAAAACTTCCTGTGGAACTTATCTTAAATATTTTTGATATTACTGTTCCATTATAGTTATTAATATTGGCCCCAGTAATTATAATATCTCCATTATTTAAAACTTCTACTGAACCAGCCTCGTTATTAATCCCAGTGCCTGTTACTAAAGTGGTATCTATACCTCCATTTGTATCCACTCTAACAATACGATTGGCAGAAGAACCATTATAATTAGTAAATGCTCCTACTATTACTATTTTACCGTCAGTTTGAATATCAATATCTCTCACTTGTCCTGTAAATCCTGTACCATATACAAAAGAAGAATCTATTGTACCGTCAGAATTTAATCTAATTATACTATTGGCAACAGTACCATTATAACTTGTAAAAGCTCCTCCAACTAAAATTTTATTATCTGATTGTATTTTAACTTTATACACTCTTCCATTAAATCCACTTGTTAATCCAGTGAATGTTGGGTCAGGAACCCCTGAAGAATTAAATCTAATTATTCTATTATATGTAACACCATTGTAAGCAGTGAAATCTCCACCAACAACATAATTATTATTAGAATCATAATCCACTGTCCATGCGTCATTATTTAATCCTGTACCACTGTTAAAACTAGTGAGTATTTCAGCTGGTAATGTAGTGGTAGTAGTTGTAGTGCAACTTCCTTCACCATCTATTACAGTGTCTGGGCCAACATGCCAGCAAGTAGTTCCGTCATATATCCATTTATTATTAAATAGCAATACAGGAAATTCTAATGCTGGATCATAATAAACTGTACATCCTATTCCAAAACTACTTCCACAACTACTATAAACAGTTAATGATGAACCATAACATCCAGGATCTGGAATACAACCTTCATTATATCCAGCTATTGCTTCACAACAAGTGTCCTGTCCACCATAACCAACACAAATACAGTTACTAAGATCTGTTACAACCACTGAAGTAGTTGCTGCAACTGTATAAACACCGCTTAATACAGTGGTTACAGGAGCTGCTGTAGCTGTTATTATTGAAAAATCAGTAATTGTTCCACCGCTAACATTTGTAGATATACCATCAACTGTTATTGTAATAGTTGAACTATCAACAGGAACATTAAAACCCCTAAAATTTGAAGTATTCCACGCAGTGAATGTAGTATTCTCTTTCACTGCTAAACTACCACTTGATGGTGTATCAACATCTAAAGTTTGAAGGTTACCACTAACATCTGTGTAATCTATGTATAAACGACCATCAACAAAATATTCCCCTGCTAAATCTGCTTCAGATAAAGACCAATTTATTGTAGAAGGAGGAGGACATGTAAAGAAATTATACAACATTCCTTCTGGTCCAATTAAATAATAATTTGTACCATCGCTATAATATAATGTACCACCGTTAAAAGGAATTGTACATGCTGGATCAGTATAAAAAATAGTGAGATCTACTGTTAAACTAGATGTAGTGGTATAATATGTTGTTGTTGGGCCTTCAGGATATAAAGAACAAGCTTCAAACTCTGTTCCACCTGAAGGTCCTAATACTACAGGATAGTTACTACAATTAATTTCTATAGATTTTACCGTTATGTTAGAAGGATTGTTATGGTCTCTAACAGCAATATACCAAGTTCCATTATCCACCTCATCGTTTTGTAAATGAGTGACATTAAGACTAAACACTCCATTTATTGCTCCACTTTCACTAGAATAAGGGAAAGAGTTTATATCATATTCTCCACTACCGCCAGTAATATATCCTTCTGGATAAACTCCTGTAGGGCCCACTGAGATTCTTCCACAACCATTTCCTACACATATACAAGTGTAAACAAAAGAAAAATCAATTGGTATTGGAACTGTTGTAGTAGTAGTGGTTGTAGGAGGAAGTTCTTCAAAAGCAAGAGCTTCAAGATCGCATCCTCCATTTATTCCTGAATAAAAGAAATTATTTTCTGCTATGTAAAAGTTTGGAATATAACTGTGAAAGCTTACCCAACTTTTGGTGTTCATGTTAAAAGAAAGTGTCCAAGATTTATTACAGAAATAATTTGTATCAGACAGACTCACTACATCTTTAAATGTAACACCATTTACAACTCTTTCTACATAAAAATCTTTTGTTGCTTCGTCATATTTAATATTTGAACTTTGAGGAATATAATCAAATTTTGATATAATCACTCTATCAAACTTACTATCATACACTCCATGTAACCCAATTCCATTAAAGTGATTGTCTGTGTCTACTGTTGGATAGTATCTGAGTATTTCAAAAGCTAAATGATCCGTAAAAAACTTATTCATTCCAAGCCCAAAAGCAGAAAGATCTGATGCCTGGTTACCAGTAATTAAAAATATTTGTCCTCTTTTAGCATCAACAGTAATTTGTCCTTGAGGAATTTTTAATAAAAATTTATTTTGACTTCCTACATATCCAAGATCTGTTTCAGCAAAATCAATTGGAGGAGCTGATTTAAATAATGTATCATTACCTAAATAAGCTGCTTGTGGATTGCTTGTTTGTACAGTAAGCATTGTATTGTAAAGCAAAGACTTGTTTTCAAATCTTGCTAATACAGCTTTATTTTGAATACCATCTAATGATGTTAGTTTACCAAAATTTTGTGGAAAATCAAAATAAGAAGTTGCACTATAGTTCAACCAGTTATTCACTCCTGAGTTTGTAAAACTCTCCTGTTGATCAGAATATATTGCCCTGAAAGGAAAAGTTGTAAAACACACTTTAGGTTCCCAGTTATTAGGAAGATGCGAAAAAAGATTTTCCTTGTTTTGTTTTGAATATGTTACGTTGTAATAATATGTATTATCTTGAGCAATAGGTACAACTGACTCTTGTAGCCAGTTATCAGGAATACCTGTACTTACATGTGGATAAAAATCTCCTTCTTGGTTGTTAAATGCTTGTCTAAGGTCTACGTTAATAGAAGATTCCACATAAAAGTATGGAATACCATAAGCATATAAATACATTTTTCCATCATAATAAGTTCTATTAGGATTTACAACAACAGGAGGCCCAGGTGTTGGTGCAGGAAGTTGACTATTAGGGCAATCAAAATTGTGAGCTTTAATAGATATAATATTCTTCATTACAGTGCCTCCTGTTGGAGTGTAGTCACTAAGAATAGATCTAGAAGAAAACCAATATTTAGGGTAGGCTATATTTCCCACCTCATCATAAAATATATCTGAATCATCTGGAGCATTCACTCTATCATCTATAAATAAAGGAAGTTTAGTTTTAAAAGCAAACTTTCCTATAAAAGTGTCCCCACCAAAAACTGTATCTATTGAAGGCTGCCCATTAAGAATATTATCTATTTCTATATTTCTTTGGAAACCTGTATCAATTGTGTCATATGAATATATTTGTCCCCATTGGTTAACAAATATATTTTTCATTGATCCGTAATAAGAGATAACATCAATATGCCTTTCCTCGCTAGGAGTGGAACATTTATCATCATCAGAAGCTACAAATCTAGAATTATCTGTAAAAAGACTCACCCCTACAGGAGCAATAGAAGGACTTTTATCTGGAAATGGAAGAGGTGTTACAACATTACCATTTCTAGTTTCTATAGTTTTTAAAAATACAGAAGACTCTCTATTATAATTATTTATATTTATACCATTAGTTTCTCCTATAGCCTGTACTCCCTCAAAAATATACTGAGCAACCGCCAGAGGTCTTTGTTTCACTCCTACATTATTGATTATATCAGCACTATAATCATAGCTAGCAATAGAGTTAAAAGAATATGCGTAATTTCTTCTTGTAATACCGTTAATATAAATTTGTAGATAAGCCTGATAAGCAGTGAATAAAACTAAAGGATCTAATGTTCCTGTTATAGAAGCTATTTCTGTACTAGAGTTTAATGCATCCTTTTGAGCCTCTTTTGTTAATAATTTATATAAAGCATGTTCTCTAACTTGTACAAAATGAGCCTTTCCGCCACCAAGAATAATATTTTCTAATTTAAGGACATTCCCTAAATAAGGTTGTCCAAATAAAGTTTCTGGAGAATTAAACACATGTCTGTATTTAGAATCATCAGAAGAAAATCCCTCTAATTCAGGTGTAATGTAATAATCTGATAATGGTATAGTGGTAGACTCTGTAAATGTTACAGTGCCTGTTAAAGCTATTGGGGTGGATAGAGATGTAATTGTAATAAGAGTACCAGCAGTCATGTTAGCTGTAATAGGTGTATTTGTGTAACAATCTGTATATTGATATGTACCACTTACACTAGGTGTGCCTGTATACACCTTACACTCATCTTTGTAGGCATTACTTTTTGAAAGTATAAAAGGATCTTTTCTAAGATCGTTATATGGGTAGTTTGGATAATAATAGTCTGTCCCCTCTCTATTGTATTTCCCTACATTCCTTAATATCCCTTTAGATATAATGGATTTGTTTGTACTTCTATCTCCTCTAACAATTTTAAAAGCAACAATACTTTCTTTTTGTTCTTTTGTTAAATTAGATGTATATATTAATTGAGAAACTTGTTGAATATCTATCCTCACTCCTATTGGGAATATAGCATCATTTTGCATCACTGGTGAAAAACCTGGTCCTAATGAATAAACAGGACTTTCAAATATAGGACTAACTAATACATCAGGAAACTTATGGTGCCTAATTGGTTGATCTGCTAATTCACCCCATACATCTATATTACAAGGATATTTTTCTGTAGATTCCCAATAAGCAAACTCTCCATATTGATATGGACCTTTATATGTAATTTTATTTAAAGCTGCTAAGTATTCAGGATTAAAACCTGTAACAGATGCTGTATTATAAATTTTCCAATAAGCACTATATCCTACACCACCAGATTCAAATTCAGGGTCTCCAACAAAATCAGGGTTTGTTGTAGGCACTAATGGTTCAGAAGTTTCATTAAATGTAATAGCTCTTCCAGGAATATGAAACCCATCTGTTTGTTTTCCATTTTTTAATAAAAAAACAATTTCAAATGCATACACTTCATCCCTTAAATATCCTCTATAATTAGTGGCATTTAACTCATCAGCGTATGTTTCAGTGTTAGGAATTCTATAAGATTGCCATTTAAGATCTATTTGATTAGCAATTTGTTGATAGTTAATTCTATCAATAGATGTAAGACCGTCCCACACTAGTACATCCTGCACTGTTGTAAGATCTTCTGCTATTTCATAATAAGGAAATTTTTCAAAAATGTCATTAATTGTAAGTCTAATTTGTGTTACATTTTGACCAGTGTAGGTAATCTCTCTACTAACATTATTTATAAAATATGTTCCAACTAATTCTACGGAAGAAATAGCATTAACGGTTTTTATCACTGCTAAATTAAAATATTTAAACAGTCCTGATATATCTAAATTAGAGACATTAATTACAATAGATCTTCCCACCGTATAGTTAAAATTTAATGTAGTTTTAGCTGCATCAAAAATAGGTGTTGGATTAGTAACAGAATAATATGATGTATATGAATTCCCATTAGCATCACAATATTGTATTGCAAATTGATATGTTCCAGCTTGCAACTCTCCACCTGTATTAATATCCACCACTTCTAGTTGTGGAATTTCAAAGTTGGGTTGAACATTTAATTTATTACAATCTAGTTCTTTTGTTTCTGTTATTCCACATAAATTAATATTTCCACCTAAAGCTATTGGGTAGGATAAAATATATGGTATGTTTTCAATATCTAAATATCTTCTTGGATTTAAACCATCCGTCCAATAAATTTCAGTGGTACAATTAGTTATTTTATGTACCACTTTATGAATAGGGTTGTCTATATTAAAATTTAGACAAGTGGCAGATACTAATGTATGGTAGGTACAATCATTATTATTCATATACCCAATCTCAGAAGCTCCTGAAGATGGATTTGTAAGAAAGAATATATGTTTATTTTTTTCTGGAATAAAATGTGTCCCAATAAGATGATAGTCTTGGGGAAAGTTTAAGCATAGTTCATTTCCTGGTTCATTTTGATAGTTAACACTGTCACTATCAAAATTCTCTATAGTAGCATTAAGAGCATAAGAAAGCTTACCCTTTGCTATTTGATTAGCAGAGCTATCCATATCAAGACCAATTCTTGCTAAGTTATACTCTTCTCTTATATTACCAGCGGATTGATTATTTTCAGCCATTTATTAAACTTTTCTGTTTAGATTTTTACCCATTTCTTCTCCAACCATATCTAGTCACCCTATTAGGTAACTCATACATATTGAATCTATTTAAATCTTGTTTTATTCTTCTCTGTTTAGCATAAACATCTTGCTTTTTTATTTCAATATCTGCCATTATAAATGCTTCATCAGACAGTTGTTTGTAATAAACAAGTTTAGATTGAATCTGTTGGAATGTTTCATCGGTTAACTGATTAGATAACATTTCAAACACTTTGTATTTAATAAAAGCCTCAACGTATTCTAATATACGATAGTTATCTGGAATCATTTGATTTCCATTATTATCATATTCTGTTGCATAAAACAATAAATAAACTACACCATTTCTAAAATTGGTAACAAATTTGTTATCCCTAATATCAAACGAATCTGCAGAAGAAGCCCCAATATTTCTACAATCCAGAGAACAATGTTCTTTAACAGAGATATTTCCTGGTTTTAATAAATATTGTTTGTGGTAGGAAACAGCCACCTGATTATTTGTTTTGTATACAGCTTGAATTAATTCAGGCATGCACTCTCCTGTACAATCTTGATTATTACAATCAACATTTGTACAACCAGCTCCTCCGTGTGTAACAGGACTCACTTGAATAGTGGTTTGAGAAGCAGCTTGAGAATAGAATGAATTAGCTGATTGATAAGGGTAGCCAGGAATTTCTGTACATAACCAAGCTTCTCTAACAGCATAAAAATTATCAGGTAGTCTTGTCTCAAAATCATGTATATGTAATAGTTGAGGAGTTATTACATAAGTTGTTCTTCCTAATTTTCTTAGACATTTATCTAAATATGTAGGAAATAAAAGATCATCTACAGCCCCAGTATCAAAATAACTTTTTAATTCCTCTTTTACAGTGGAATAAACAGATTCTGGAGATATAAAATTATATTTATAATAATAAGACATTTATTTTAAATTTTCCATGATTTGTAAATATGTTGATATTTTTCGTCAGTTTTTAAGTAATGAGACAACAATCTTGAGGTGACTCTTGTGGGTTTGAAATACCAGAGATATGAATGTTTTAGTCTTGTCGATTCTTTAAACCACACCCATCCAAAAAAATAACCTTCTGTGTGATAATTAAAATTATAAATTTTCTTCCCTTTTTCTTTTGTCTTTTGCCAATCAATAGGAAGATTTATATATTCTTTACCATTATAAATACTAACCTTTTTTCTTTTCTTTTTGTTAATTGAGAATTCACCAAATCCTGAAGGAAGTCTCCCTTTATCCCCTGTTTCTAAAATATATATTTTAAAAGACTCGTTAAAAGAATAAATAATATTCCTCCATTTATCAAAAGATATTTTTATGTCAGAGTTTTTTTTACAAAAATCAACATAATTTTCTTTACTAGCACTTCTCCATTCTACTTTTACTCTTGGCATTATTTTCCATTTGGTGCATTAACTGCTTGGCCATCTACATTATCATCTGTAAGATCTGTTTTAATTCTAAAGTATGTACCTAATAATTTTTGAGACGTAAGTTCTAGTACTTGTTTTTCCAAATAACCAGGACAACCATATTCTTTATCTAATGGATTTTTACAGAAATCTTCTGTGTTAATGTTATTTCTACAAGCACATTCGGAAAACATTATTTCATTTGGAACATCTTCTTCAAAAAAAGCAGCAATTCTTATAGCCTCTAAAAGAGGATTGTTTATATATAAATAACCGTTAGCTATCCAATAATATTGTTCATTTTTAACAATACGTAGTTTTAATAGATTTAAATATCTATTTATAGTTATCTCTTTAAATCTTTTTCCTTTTCCTCCCAAAGCATTTATAGACCAAACTCCTTGAATTAAATATTGATAATTTCCTTCAGAAATACGAGGAAGTTTAAATTTTGTTCTAGCTACGGTGCAAGGATCTTGGAAATCACAACATTCAGAAATGGGCACCTCCACTAACTCTAAACAAGGAATAGTGGTGAATAGTGTATCTGTAGCCCAAAGTTTTCTAAGATTAGTCTCTCTTTTAACAAGAAGAATAGTGTTGTTTTTTATCTCAGAAGCAATAGCACGATCTGTTATCAAACTATCCGTTGATAACAATCTGTGCATACTTCTTACGTCAGAAACTAATTTTCTTAATGTAGCCATTTTTATATTCTTTCTTCAAATTCACCTATTCTACCTGTTTCAGTGTCATACATGGTAGCAATAGCAGATCTGATATTGTTTACATAATTATTGTCAGCATGCCATCTATCTGCTCCAGATAAAGAAGGCATTTGTTGTATTCTCACTCCTTTAATTTCTTTAGCCATATAGAAGTGTTTATCTCCTGTATGAACCTCTCTATATTTAGCATTTCCAAAACTGTAAGCATCTTTTCCTGTAGCAAATAACAAAGGAAGATCATCTATCTTACAATTTCCATGATGGTATCCTATAAATGTGTTTCCTAAAACAATACTTTTTGTTGTTGAGTGGTTTCTTTGAAAATGTATATTAGAGTCTTTTTTAAAAAATACTTCTAGTGCGTGGGCAAGATAAAAATCTTTAGTTCTATCATGGTTCCCTTGAACAAGAACAACATGCACTTCCTTCGCATTTTCATTTAAAAAAGATATTGCTTCTACAAGAACATCAAATCCAGCCTCATATTCACTAGCATAATCTGCTATCACATCTTGGGGAGTACCGTTTGTAGTTTGGTTTTGATAATTATCTGTGTGGAAAAAATCATTACCAATAGGAAGTACTATTCTATCTATAGTTGAAACTGCTCTCACTTTCCCTATCAAATTCTTTACCATTCTTAAAAAAAGATTTTTTCTCTCTTTTAAACAATTTGGACCATCTATCACTTGTTTGGCCAAATGAAAATCTGCAATAGAAATTTCTACATCAATATCAAAAAGATGTACATGATTAGATTTATCTAAAGGAACGTAAGATGGTTTATAATTATTTAAAAACTTTGCAAAATCTTCTGGAGTGTAATCTTTTGGTGCTTTTATTTTGGAAAAAACAGAAGATGTAAATTTTCCATTAGGAAGTCTTTTAGACCAATAGTTGGTTATTACATATTTGTCTAGATTAATTTTATGTAATTTGGCAAGTTCTATATCATTCTTAGGCTCAAAATCTACAACTATTGTACTTTCTGCTGTCCCTTTTTCTATATTAACCTTTCTAAAAGCCTCATATTTTTCATTAGCGTCTGTCAAAACTTGAGGAACAGACTCTTTTTCTTTTAATTCTTTTAACAATTCTGCCACTTCTTCTTCTGTAATTCCTAGTTTATCCGCATAAAAAGCTTTGGATTTTTTCCAACTTAAAAGTTTTTCTAATTGAAATAACAGATTTTGATTTTCTATCATAAGTAATAATTAGTTAAAATTAGTGTAAAGATAGGGATTTATTTTTATATTTACCAAATTAATTTAACTAATCTAGTTATATAGTTTAACTAAAATGGTTATAAAATAAAACCCCCCAAGAAAAATCTTGAGGGGAGTCCCGAAAACCAATAAACGAGACTTTTAACAATTTATAATGGAAGGGTTGTAGATGTGGTAGTTGTAGGTACACAAAATCCTGTTAATGTACAAAAACTCTCTATAAGATCTGTATTTTGAAAAATCATATATAAAGTTTGTCGTGCTATTGTATAAGGATCTAAGGTATTATCTAGTTTTTCCAAAGCTACAACAAGACTATCTCCTGTATCCACCCCTGAATTTGGTAAATTAGGGCCATTATATTTAACATCAGTGGCAGCTATTGGATAGCCTTTAAACCATCCATTATCACATTTTTTTGGATAGAAAGCATTCACTGTATTTTCAAAACAAGGTGTGCCTGGTAAACAAGACATATATTAATAATTTAAAATATTAAGGAATGTACATAATATAATAACAAGCTCTTACAGGCTGAATATTTCTATGCCCATTTCCACTTCCTGTATTTCCTACTGATACAGTTGTTTCAACTTCAATATCTGTATAAGCTTTTTGAGTGGTGGTAGCTGTAGATAAAATAGAACCAGTTCCTTGAACATTTTCTACTCTTGTAATAGGTCTTCCCTCGTTTGTACTATTGTCATCCCATTGTGTGTAATCAGACACACCCACTTTAATATCTGTAAAGTGGCCTGGATCTGTTACCACTGTATTAACAGTAGTAGAATGAGTATGGATAGGAAGCTGTGATGTAGAAAGTGCAATAGTGTTATCACCTGTTGCGTCTCCTAAACCATAATTTGGATTATCTGGATAAGCAGGGCTTACAGCAGGATCTAAAGCACCTCCAGGAACTAAGGCAATTGCTCCAACAGGAACTCTTCCTCTCATATCTGGTGTACCATTTAATCCATTACATAAATACACTTTATCCCACCCTTGTGCTTCAAAACCAGCTCCTGTAGAATCGAAATAGCTTAGTGGCCCAAAATACTGCATCATAGTATAAGGAACCATTTTTACATATTGCTGTGTACTTCCAGTTTGGCTGGCTAGATAAGCAGCTATAAGACTATTAAGATCTGCAAGTTTTACATAATTTGTATCTACGTCAAGAGCTAATGCTTCAAGATCAACACCGAATTCACATAGTTTTGTTATTACAGCTTGTAACACTTGAGCAGTGGTTGAACTAGAAGTCACTCCAGATAAACAATCTACATCATATGTAGGGGGAATAAGTGCTGTATTAATTACATCCACCTGAGATTGTAAGTCACATGCTGCTTTTACTAAAGCTGTAAAAAGATCTACAATAGTAGGAGTACCGCATTCTGGGAAACAAGGGGCTAAATACTTAGTGACTAAGATGCAATAAGCACTTGGATCCACTGTAATATTTATACCTGTTCCATCTAAAAAAGATATTATTTTATCAATTAAAATTTGTTCTACAGAAAGAAGTGTATCTCCTGTTTCTATAGCTAAAATAGGAACATTTTCTCCTGTGTATCTAACACATCTGTCGGAAATTGTTTCTACACAACCGTTATAACAATTTGAGCAACTCATTATTTGATTTATTTATGAATTAATATTTTTATTTTACTAGCTATCATAGCCACTGTATATTTGCTTGCATAATCAGGATTGCAAAACTTATATGTTAAAATTCTTTTATAATTTAAAAGATCCCCTATAGCAACTTCTGGGATACTATTGTTTAAAGAAAAAACAATATTATTATATTGATCTTTTGCTAAATCTGTTAGTTTACAATCAATATCAGTTAAAAGTACTGGTATAGTTGTACAATCAATACAATTGGTTAATCTTGGAGATAACATTTTTTATTCTTTTAGTGACTGTTTTAAGTTTATTGTTACAGGCTGAACACAATCCATTTATTAATTGACAGCCACACCCCACTTTTAATCCACAATTACGACAATTAGCCATTTTAATAAAAATTATTTATGTAATTATTACCAGAACAACCACAATTTGATTTAATAAAATTGTTTAACATTTTGTCAGCCTGACGATATAATTTATTTGCTACATCTACAGCACAATTGTTAGCAGCAGCTATAGCCCCCTGTATAAAATAATATATACTATTTAATTGCACTTTTGATTGTGTTTTAATAGCAAGATCACATTCCATCATATCCAACTTCATAAAAGCACTATCAAATTTCTCCTGTAACTGTTCTACACGAATAATTGTTCTTGTGACATTGTTTTCATACGCAGGAGCCACCGAATATGTTAAAGTGTAAATACCATCAGGAATAGGTAAAAGAGGATCTCCTACAACGCTAAGTCCTAAAGAAGCTGAATTAAATACATTAAAATCATTTACATTAAACGGTAAAGAAACTATACCAAACCCAGGCACTGTTATTTCAATAGTGGGTGCAGTTACATTAGGAGGATCGGTGGGATATGTTGAAGCATCCGCAACACCAAGAGTTAGTGTATTGTATGTTGGAATAACTAATATATCTAATTTTAAATCTGGCATATTCTTAAAATAAATAGTGCCAGAGGATTTGAGATTCATCCTCTCACCCTCTGGCACAGGTTATATGATTCTACTTACTAAGGAGTTAAAGTGGTAGTAGTTGTAGTTGTTGAAGGAGCTACAGTGGTAGTACTTGTAGTTGTGATACAAGTGTTGTTATCTACAACAAGTCCTAAAGCAGCTTCAAGAATTGTTTCGATTCCAGCACTTTCACCAGGACCAGCAGCAATTATTACCATGTTATCTTCATGGATGTAATCACCCCAAGTGTATCCTGATTTATCAAACTCATTAAACTTAATGTAGTAGGTATTATAGTTTGTACCATCTACAACCCAGCTTTCAAAGTTTTCGTTGTAACCAACCATTCTGTATAAATGCTTCAAGTATCCAGCTTGGTAGCTATAGAAATTCTTTTCAAGTTGTTTAATCTCTTCAGAAGTTCCTGTAGCGTAAGAAGCACGTTGAACAACAACAGCATTTGCTACAATGTTACAATTGTCTGCAACAATAAAGTCAGCAGTGGTAGCAGGACCAGAATAAACGAAAGTACGGAAGTACATTCTGTCATATTCAAAAGGAAATGCAGCAACATCACAAGGCTGGCCATACTTAGTAAGAGGCTTAGCAGAGATGCGTAAAACAGTTCCACCTACATTCTCAAATGTGTAGAAAGTGTTGAAGCTAATGTTATCAGGGTTGATACCAGGAGCAGATGCAGTTAATTTCACAATAAACTGATCAATTAAAGCTGATGTATCCACTGTATCACAAGGATCAGCACCACAATCACAACAAGGAGCTTGTACAGTCACTGAACGAGTGAAACCATTGAAATATAATGTATCAATGTAGCTAGAATGTGCACGCAATGTAAGCGTTACAACATCACCACATTTTACATTAAAATCAGTAACATCAGTGATCTGAGTTGCTGGAGTAGGACATCCTGATACTTTGTACCATTCTGTTACATTGGTTCTACAAGAACCTTCTAAGCAACCAGCAATTTTGTCTGAACGTTTACTGCCCTGAAGGTAAGTATTCACTCTACCTTGAGCTAGATAAAAATAAGGTTTATCAGCAATATTTCCAGCATTTGCAACACTGTAATCGCTTCTAAAGATACCAAATTGACCTGCGGTCAAATCTTGTGTGGATGTACCAGGGCTAGGTAGTGTATTTCCTACTGGAACCACAAAGAGCGTAGTTAATGAAAAATCCGCCATTTTATTTTAATTTAAATTGTTGACTATTCGTTTGTTTGTATTCTATATTGAGCACTCTGCATTGCTGCAGCATTTTCTGTGTACATAGCAAGATTTTGTACTGTAAGATCTAGAAGTTCATCCTCCAGATAAGTCTCAAGTTCGCAATCTTGATTTATTGATTCTTGGCCATCAAATTTTATATATCCTTCTTTATCAATATACACTGGGTATCTCATATAAGAAATGTATATATCCTTTGGTGTAAATGTTCCGTCTGTGAATATAGAAATCTCATCAGAGGATAAAAAATTAAAAGTTTCCTGATATTCAAAAGATGGTTTATAGTGATCATTGTTTAAAATTAAAGAAAGGTCTCCGTGTTTAGCAAGATCTCTATTAATCCATATTTTTCTATCTTTACATATTCCCTTGTCAGCTATGACATAACTATCAACATAGAACATGTATTTTGGATCTAATTTATGAATATCAGCTGACCATTGATTTAGTTCAATATTTTTGATTTTTACATCAAGTTTGCCCTTGTTATAAGGTACTATAAGACTCTGTAAATCTTCATATCTCTTTTTAAAAGAATCTAATCCAAGTCCAGAAACAGTACTAAATCCATCAACCTTTTGTTTAATCAGCTTTATTTGAGCTTCATTTAAAGCTAATATTTTATCTTCTAAAGGAATCTCCTGATGATCATTTGTTGATAGTTTATTTAGTTTCTGATCAATTTTATATAATAAACTATCTACGGGTATCATACAGAAGCTAATTTTTTAGTTTTTACTTTTTGTTCTAGTGTAATCAATTCATCTTGATTATCGTCATCAGCAAGGAATTTAACTAAATCGTCTTCATCTTTTGCCACCTCAAATTCACCTTCGTAAATTTTTCCATTTGCCTTTGCTCTATAAATCGAATGGGTAAGGGCCTGTTTAACAAGATCTTTAATGTGAAGAAGATTTTCCTTCATATCTGCAAATCTATTAAAAACTTCAACTGGTGTTAATCCTTGGTATTTACCTGTTTTGAACTCTGTTTGTTTTAAAACATTATCTACAAGATTATATACCACTTCTTCTTTGGTATCATCTGTAACTGGAAGTCCTAACAATCTAGCCACCTTTTTCTTTTTATCTGGTGTCATAGAGTCAAACTTAACAATTGCTTTGTTGATAAGTTGTTTCTTTTTGAATATAACAGCATTTTCAATCTCATCATCTGCTACATAAAATTGTGTTTCTGCAGCAAATTCTCCTCTTTCCCATGCTTGATAAGAGGATGCAATTGTAGGATGTACTCTTAACCATGAGAAAGCTAATTCTTGTAAAGGTTGTGCTAAATCAAAATAGTTATCTCCATCTAACAATTTTACAGGTTGAACATGTAAAGTGTCATCTGTAGATGTAGACAATCCATAGTTCCAGAAACTAGATCTAGACCCTAGATTAACATCTCCAAGAGCTGCTTCAAGTTTTGTCTTAAGAGCTGTTACACGTTCAACTTCCATCTCTCTTTCTAAAGGATCAGAAATTCTACGAATATAAGCAGCATTAGGATCAAGCCCTGTTCTATATTGTCCATCAAGTTCCTTATAAGGATACTTAAATACACCTGTACCAGGAATCCTTGTCATACCTTTTTGAGAAAGCCCTCCCTGCATTGTTTGCAATTGAGAGTTGTTGTAGTCTTTCTTAATAGTTGAAATTTTGCCTATCTTACCCATATGTAGTTTTTATTTGGTTTTTTAGCAGATGGTTCTCATCGAAGAGTATGCTGCTGGGAGACACCCCAACACATCCATCTGTATTTTAAGAAGAGCTCCCCCACCCTGAAGTGGGGGGCATTCTCTTCTTGAATTTATGAGCTTCTTTTGGAAGCGGTCTAAGAATACTATTCTTAGAGGAGGAATCTAGAATTGTGGTATTTCCTCAATTAAAACGGTACGAGATAAATCTTCGATGAATACATCACAACGATCTTTCATCCAGATTTCGTAACCAGGGAATTTGTTTGCAGAACTCATACCTTGAGACTTAGCAAAACCTAAGTGGTGACGAGTACCATCAATATATCCCCAAGTCATAGAAGGTGCACCCTTCATTCTCACTTCACGAATATTATTAATCATAGAACCATCAGACATTGGAGACACATCAAACACCATGAATACTGGAGTGCTCTTTTTGTTCTGACCAAATTCTAAGTTTGATTGAGGAAGATCTAACTCTTTTAAGTGAATTAGTTCAACACGACCAGTCTCACGAGTAACCATTGCATCGAAAGCAAAGTTGTAAGTGATGTGTTGACCTTCTCCTTGCATATAACGATTTCCAGAATCAGCCATGAAAGTAAGACCACTATTCAAAGCGTCATTCTTTAAAGCTTGTTGGAATACATCAAAACCAGCTTCGTTAGTGTACATTTTAACCTTACGGTCTTTAACATCCACACGTCTGTAGAAAAGATCTCCAAAAACTGAACGGATTAAGTTAGCAGAGAACTCACCACGGTTGTATTGTACTAAGTTACCGTTGTTACGCATTCTGTGGTAAACACCTGCAGATGTACGCTTCAACTCTTGCTTAGAACCGTTTGTTTTCACTGTACCTGGTTTGCTCCAAATCATACGCTTAACTTTCAACTCAAGCATAGATTTACGCATCCAGAATTCAATAAATGGTTCCCATTTAACATCATTACGAGTTAAAGGAAGTTGATTTCTACGTTGAGGAGCATATACTAAAATGTCTAGAGGCTTACCAGAAGCATCTCTCATCATTTTGTCATCAGCCCACTCAGTGATTTTGTGCTCATAACCATATGCAGAACCTAAAGATTCAAACATAGTGATTTGCTCACCTAAACGAGGAAGACCTAAAAGATCTTGATCAAATTCACCAATAGCTGCATCAACTAATTCCAATTCAATACCAGTCTGTAAGAAGGTAGAGCTTACGAAATCAACTGTTGGGTTGTCAGTTACTAAAGTGAAAGTGTAAAGGTAGCCCATGTTCCAAGGAACAGGATCTTTAATTACGTAGAAACGAGGTCCATACTGACGAGATCCTACAGAAACAATAGCGTTCTTAGAGAACTCATTTGTGTCTAATACAAGAGAAAACTCTTGGCCATCAATACCAGGCTTGCTCAAATTGATTGTGCTATCTGGAACATCAATGATTTTAGGAAATTTGTAAGGAACTTGTACTTGCCACTTCCAAGCATCACTGTTATTGTCGATGTAATAAGGAGTGCTCTTATTAATCATATCCAAAAAGTCATTGCTGTACAATGAGCTCTGAGTGTATAAGCTGATGATTTTTTTATCATAATCAGCAGGCTCAGTTGAGTGAAAGCTTTCCAAGTGGTTAGAATCTGTTAATTTACCAACAGCACGTTTGTCCATAGAGGCCACACGAGCATAAGTAAATCCAGTTAAACCTGGAATAGTTTGAATTGCCATTTGTGTTATTTTTTAATTTAAATGTATAAATTGTTTATTGAAACCATGATGTTGTAGCACTGGCTGATTTCCCTGTTTTAACAGCAGATTTTGTCACCTGTCTAGCCACTTCACCAAACAATTCATTAGACTTTTTGGTGAGGCCTGTTTTTTGTATTGTAGATAACATAGGATCTTTTTCTAAAATTTTTAATAAAAGACCCACTTTAACTTTCATTTCGTGGTTTTCTGGTCTTTTTAATTCTAGAATTGTTCTGTCAAAATCTGTTAAAGTTTCGCCAGAAGTTGTTTTATACTTATCTACTAATAGGAAATCTTGTAGTTCACCAGCCAGTTTTGGGTTAATTGGAATACCGTCAAACTCTTTTGTTTTCACTTTATCTTGCAAAATAGTTTGAACGTTATTATAATATTGTTGTTTAACCGCTTGTTGTTGTTGTAATCTTTTTTCGTTCTCTTGCTCCATTTGTTGAAGCTTTGCTGATTCTTTTTTTACTAGTACTTTGTGGTGTTTTGCAGCTACAGTCTCAAGATCACCATAGTTCTTTAAACGCTCCACTTCTGTTGTAACATCTTCAGGATCAAATCCTTGATCAGCTAATGCTTGTTTAATCACTGCCACTTGATTAGCTTCCTCTGAAAGATCTAGTTCAGCAAAATTTTGTATATTATTATAAACACCAAAATATTCTTTAGGATCCACTCCTTTTACAAATATGGCATCAAATGCTTGTTGATAGTCTTCACCAAATTGACCAATGAAGTTATTTACCACTTCAATAGCACCTTTCTTTTTCTCTGCATTAAACCTTTCTAAGAATTCTTCTGGGGTAGAAATTGTTACATCATCATCTTCTCCATCTTCCTTAGTAAATACACCAAGTTTGAATAAGTCATTAGATAATGCTGTAAATTGACTAACCTCTTCAGACTCTTCTCCATCATTGTTGTCAGCCTCTTCTGGTTTTGCAGGAGCCTTAGTAGGAGGCTCATCACTATCTGTTTCTTCTTCATCATCATCTCCACCTAATAAAAAATCCTGTAAAGACTTTTTAGTCTTTTCTTCTGTGTCTTCTTTAGGAGATTCTTGTTTAGGTTTATCTACAGTAGTTTTGGGGGAAGCAGGTTTTGGATCTTCCTCTTTAATATCTTTAATATCATCAGGATTACTAGTGGAAGTTTCTGCACCCATAAGATCATTAAGTAATTCTGCATTACCCAATCCCATTTCCATAGTGTTCTCAATCCCAAAATTAAAAGATGGACTATCTAGATTTTCAGCCATATGTAGTTTTTTAGTTGGTTTTCAGATGTAAAAGTATATTATATAAACTTAATATCAAAGACTATATGATGTATATGGACCATTTTTGCTGATAATATAGCATTAATCATTTTTACTCTAATCAAGTTTATTTGTTATTGTATCATTTAATATTCTAAAACTTCTGATAGGAGCAAGGTCTGTTAGTGTCACTTGTTGTATTTCCACTCCCCACTTCTTTGCTTCCACTCTCATTTTTTTAGTGAGAATATTATCTAATTCAACATCTGTGCATTCATCAAGAGTCATAGACATAATAACATTTTTTATAATACTTTGTGACATATCTGCTATAGCATCTTGAGCATCAAACACTTCTAATAAAAATGTCTTTACATCTGCTATTTTATATTTAATCACCCCCTTGACAACAATGTTTTGTTTGTCCTTAGTATATAAAGACTGGGCAGAGAGGCTTAATGTGGTGACAACAACATGCTGTACAATCACTTCATCCACTATAGGTATTTTAAAATAAAATCCTGGATATAGATTTTTTCTATATTTACCAAGTCTTAAAAGGACAGCTTCTTCATAGTCCCTAATAATGATGGCTGGGGATATTTCCAGCCACCATTGTGTAAGAAGGTCTATTAATTTATCAAACATTATTTTTTAGTTTTTGCTCTACCTTTTGCATTTTCTTTTGCAATAGCAAGATCGTTTGCTTGATTTTCCCTGGCCACTTGAAGTTTTTCTCTTTCCACTTGAAGTTTTTGGTTAGCCAATCTGTTCTTAGCATTTATATCTGCCATTTTAGTTTCGTAGTCTTTAGTGGTTCTCACTTGTTCTGCAGCCAGTCTACTCATCTCTAAAACATCTGGTACAGCATTTTGATTTACATCTTCGCTCTCCACTTTACCATATCCTGTAGCAGAAATGATAGCAATTTTCTCTTTAGATAGTCTATCAAGTTCTTTTTGGTAATCATCGTGAGCAAGTTTTTCTTCATGCTGCTGTTGGGCCTGTTGAAGGGCAGCTTGAGCTTGTTCTTGCTGTTGTTCCATTTGCTGCTGCTGCTGTTGCATTTGTTGGTCTTGCATTTGTTCCTGTCTTTCTTTAAGCGTCTTAAACACTTTCTTCATCTGTCTAACAGAGTTTGTAGAATACAACTCAATAACATCATGAAGACTGGCACCATTTTGAAGAGCAGCTTGAGAAAGACTTCTAATCTCATTAAACAACTTCTGATCTTCTGGTCTGTTAGTTAAAAACACTTTAATATCTCTAAACTTAAGATCGGATCCATTCACCTGAACAAAAGCAGATTCTCCTTCAGAAGTGATGTATGATAGGGTGGATTGTGGTTTTTTACTTTCTACATATAAAGCTGCGTCAATGATTGCTTGATATAGTTGGCCCAATACATATTCATGGGCTACAAATAATGGCTCTGTCTGGGAATAAGATTGAGTAAGTGCTGCATTAGTTCCTGTAGCAGATTCACTTGCAGATATAGAACCCATTCTTTGTCTAGACATACCGATTAATTCCCAACACTCAGTTTTAAGTTGCATAGCAAGCTGATAACGAGATTGAATTTCCTGTGTACGTGTAAGATCTATATCTCTAAACTGGTTAAAAGAGCTAGGAGATTTTAAATTCTCAGGACTATCATCTATAAAAACTATACCCCTGTTTCTTGCTTCCATTTCCCAAACATCTAAAGCATCCTGCGCATCCCCATCTTTTGGAATAGGAACGTGTCTTATGGATGTTAAATACACTTTACCCACTTCCTTTTCAAGAAGTTTATAAAGCTGGTTCATACAAACATTGTACAGCACTTGGAAAGGTTTCATAAGGTCTACTAAAGATTTAGCCTCTGTATTTTTCACCTCATGAATAGTTCCTATTATAGGACAATAATTTAATAATTTGTAAGGTTTTATATGGTAGATGTCTGGTCCTATCTTTATTCCTTGATACCATTGATTAATCCATCCCCATTCTAAAGACTGCTGTGTAGGAATTGTGTTTGATTTATAATTTTCGTCTACAAGCATAGATTGCTCATTTCCCATCTCATCCAAATAAATCAACTTACCTATTTTCTTTTTAGAAATCCAATATGCCCTAACCACCACATATTTGTATCCAAAAGAAGACACATTTGATGTAAGGCCTAAGAAATCTTTTAATCCATCATTGTTTTCTTTCATTTCACTTTCTATAATCATACGTGTCTGAAGAACAGCAGGATCATAAGTGTCATATTGAACAGAATCTATACCTGGAGCAGCATCAGGATTTCCAAGGTTGGATTCACGCACATTAATTAATCCGTAATCTTGGAGAGATGAACGTAAATGATCTATCTCTTCCTTAGTAAGATCTGGAATACTTTCAATTATTTCGGAGAGTTCCATCACCTGCACTATACCAGCAGCATATGCTCCCTGCGCTCTTCCTGTAGGATCTGATATATATTTTCTATCTGGAGTGGTAAGAAACCATGTATTTTTAGGATTGGCCACTTCTATATTAAACCCAAGTTTTGAATTATCCTCATATATATGATAGAATTCTCTAGCAGATATAAGCATATCTCTAAAAGCATCTTCACTTTTTTCTTTTAGAACAAACTCGGCTTTTTGGCATGTAAGAATATGATTGGCCCATTTTTCAGCTATAGATGTGTAATTATCAAGTTCATCCTTTACATCATCCATTGTCATTTGTTGAAGCTCCTCTTCCCCAAGTTCTTGTCCTTGGAGGGAGGCTTGTTCCATTATCTTTTGTTTAGCCTGACTAATTACAAAATCTTGTAATATCTTAGTTTTAAATTCTAACTCTTCAGACTGACTATCTTCATCAAAAGCTTTCACTCTAAATGCATCTGGTCTTTTAGAAATTTCTCCTACAAGCTCATTAATTGGTGTAGTGAGAATAGAATAATGTTTTACATATGCAGGAAGTTCAAGATCTGTTGTTAGCATTTCTGTAAAACTCTTCACCTGAGGCTCCTGATAAAAATCTTCCATTCTTAAAATACCCTTAATAAGATCGTAGTTTTTAACAAATGTATCTCTGTTTTTTACATATTCAGCATAGGCCTTGTTAGCAAAATAGTCCATTGTGTTTTTCACCCAACTTTCATCTTCCTTCTCTTTATCAGTTTTAAACTGATCTGGAAATATGTTTAAATAGGCATACCTTATGGTAGCATCTTTTGTATATCTTATTATTGCCATTATGTAAACAATTTACGTTTTTTAGTATTAAACAATCCATTAGATTGTGAAAATAATGTATTCTTTGGTTTTTTAGAATATAATGCTTGCACTCTATCATCTCCTGATCCGCCTATTTTTCCCATTATAGGATCCATTTTCATAGCTTGTGCTATGGCTAGTTCTGCAGCAATAATTCGGTCAAAGTTTCCTGAATCATTATATTGTATCATTTCTTCTAACAAGACAGGATCAAATATCTTACTTATTCCCAGCACTTCCTTTATAACATCTCCCTGTTCATTGGTTTCTTTGTATATAACACTTTCTGTGTATTTTTTTAAACAGTTGTGCAAATAGTCAATTATCTTTTCACTGGAACGGTGTATTCCATAGTCTCTCTTCACTGTTGTATTAGGAACAATCTCTTTTAACCATTCGGGCTGCTTCTCTAAATAATGAGCATCTCCCTTAGCTTTCATATACTCAATAAATGATATATCATCATTCTCACACAACGTACGAGCATTATAGAATTTAATCAACATCCTGGCCTGCTCTTCCCATATTTCCTTTTTATCAGGACGTGCACAATAGGAAGCAACAAACATATCTTGATATTTTTCCCCTGTAAGATCGTGCATTCTTTTATAAACATATACAGATCCTAAAGAAGAACTGTATGCTGATTTACCTTGTCTATATGGGTCCACCCCAGCAACATACAATCCATAAGGAGGATTTTCTACAGGAAACTCATATATCACTACAGGAGCGTCTTTAAGATCACTATTCTTTAATGGAAAATTTGAAATAGGTCTTTTATCTGTAAATTCATGGGCTATTTTTTCTCCGTCATTAAATAATATGACAGGAGTGCCTGTTCTTTCTTGCTGTAAAAGTCTGGCCTTTTGTCTTTTAGCCCCCTCTATATCAAATATATTTGTATCTTCATTTAAGAATATATCATCCACTTCCTGGGGATAGTACATCTTTTCTTTTAAATAGGCAATTCTGTCTCCTGCCTTTTTAAGCTTTTCTAAGTTTGAGTTGGTAATCTCTGTAGCTTTCTCCTCATTAGACACTAACATCTGTATATTATGGAGATCACTTGATGCAGGCTGTTCCAAAAAAGCTCCTAATGTAGAAGACTCTTTTGCTTCCATTCTATATTTATGGGAAATAAACAACCCATGAATACGTTTATCATCCTTACTATTATTATATGTAAGGAAGTTAAAATTATCTACATCAAACATTAGAGATTTAGCATCAAGAAATTTCTTCATATCTCCCCCTGTTCCTGTAAGAATTGGAGAACATCCCCAACCAAATGGTGTTGTAAAACCAGGAACAGCTGCCTGCAGTCCTCTAAGAAAAGATCCTTTTCCTATCTCATCAATAATTAGTTTACGGGGTTTTGTACCAGCAATTGCTTCTTCATTATTACCCTCATCTAAGTTACGAATAAGAATAGAAGAAAAAGGAATACGTTCTCCACTCTTAGTTTTGATACCGAGGGTCACTTGATTTTTCCAATTATCCTCAATCCTCTGCCATCTCCAATATTCAGGAATAAAATTTAACCCCTTATCAATCTTATCTGTAATCAGTTTTATATCTGGAGCGTTCAATCCAGCAATAATATTTTGAGAATTCTCATCAAATGTAGCACCCCATGCAATATAACTTGCCTCTAAAACACTCTTGGCAAAACGTCTAATTCCTAAAATAACCAGGCCTTTCTTTTCTCCTTGGGCTCTATCAATTTCATTAGACACCAACCACTCATTATCTCTTAAGAATGGATTGGCATATTTTTGAGCTATTCTTCCATAGCTATCAATTACATCCACTTCTGTATGCCAGATGTTTAAGTGCCAATATAAAAAGGGGTTGATATACACCCCATCCATCATAGCTCCATTTAAACAAACATCTTTATGGAAATCAAAGAATTGTTTACATTCTACAGAATCTCTGTCTGGAATTCGTTTTTGATTTATAAACCAATCTTTATAATCTATATTTTGTAATTCCATTATTTTCTATTTGCTAGGAATTCAGCAGCAGCTCCAGAGAGTTCTCCTTTCCCCCTCACTTCCACTTTAGCCTCTTCTTTTTCTCTCAGCTTCTCCACCACTTCTAATAAAGCTAAATAATTCTTCATTGTTTCTTGGATGAATTTTCCCTGGGCCTCAATAGAGGCTATCACCATAGGAAGCATTCCTCCTTTTGATGTTGGTTTCCACTCAATCCTATCTTTAAGCTCATGCAAAGGATTTGCATCCACATAAGCTTTCCAAGACTGCAGCTGCTGTTCAGACCAATCTAACTCAGCATTTATGTATGTAGTTTTTTTAAGTGTAGCCATATTTTTTATTTACGTCTCTTCTTCATACTCTTCTCCTCTAAACAAGAGGCCAAGATCCATTCCTTCTTTAATTATCCTATCTATCTCTGACTCTTCTGTATGAGGAACATCCATCTCTATTTGTTCCTTATATTTCTCTAGAGCATAGACAAGCTCTTTATCTGTTATTCCCCACATATCACCATATCCTTCTAAGGCTGTTGAAAGATGTCTTCCCATATTATACATGGGAAACTCTTTATGTAATTCCTGTAGAATATGAATAGCCTGGAAATAATGGTTTTTCTTTACACTCATATTACGTTATTTTGTAATAATACCAGAAGCTGAAGCTGTTAGCTTTGCTAGTCCTGGAGATACAACATCTTTTAATAATTTCTCAATTTGCTCGTTTGCAACTTTCTGTACATCCGCAGATATTCCTGGGGTGGCACACAATGCTCCTAATTTTTCTATTACAATCCACGCTTCTACTGTTGGGTTCATGTTAATTCATTTAAGTCCTCATCGGACAATTTTATATTGGTTATTGGTTTCTCTTCCTCTGTATTAATATAATCATCATTATAAGCAATACCTATCTGATCTTGTTTCCCGTCTAACACCCCTATTACATCAACAAAATCCACTCCTCTATTATAAATAGAAATTAATGTATTCACTAATTCTAATAAAGGCACTTTTCTTAATACAAATTGGTTATTCTCCTGGGACATCATCAAAAGATTTTAATATTTCAGATTCTTTGTCTTCATCCATCAAGGCCATCCACTTTTTCAAGGGACATTCACAGGACAGACACTTTGTTTTTTTAGCTAAAGGACATCCACAAGCTGTACAATGAACATCCTTTCTTATTGTTTTATGATGCTTAGAATGTGCTGGGCACTGCTCACATATATTTATTCGCTCCTCACTAACACTCAAAATTATGCTCTTAAGCTCTTCGGGAGGAAAAAGATCGTTTCTCCATCCTTCAAATATCTGGGAAAAATTAAGCTTCATCACCCTCTTTTAATTTGTCTTTTATTAATTGTACAGAATTCTGTACATCATTTAAAATCCTCATTGCCTTTTGTTTCTTTGCTTCTGTAGCGGCCTCATCTGCCAACACTGCATTTTGTATCCGTTGTACATTTGCAAACATCTCTAGCTTTTTATTTGCTTTATTTACATTAAATATAAATTTTCCAAACCCAGAAATCTCCACTGTATTGTTTTTTTGCAAAGCCTCATTAGCAGATTGAAATTGATGTGCTACAACAGCCTCTATCACTTTTTCAGACGTCATTGACTTCACTGCTAATATTCTAATTAAATAGTCTTTGACAGACATTGAAACTGGCTTATCCATTTATTAGTTTTATTTCTAATGTAATATCATTATCAAACTTAAGAACAATAGCTGGATTCACCTTCACCTTTGTTCCCTCTTTAACTAACACCCCCACCTTCTTCAATTTAGAAATAATATTGTTTATTGTAGGAGCTGTTGTATTATACTTTGTACAAAATTCCTCTCGTATATTAGCATAAGAAATATTCCCCTTAATAGCTGTAAAAGCTACAAGCTGTATTTCCCTTTCTGTCAATCCTAACTTATTAAGACTTGATATAAAATTATAATACATCTCTGCCTTTTCGTACTCGTCCTTAAAAGACTTTCTCAACTTCTGTAATATAAACTTATTGTTTTCCATATTTAATTAATGCAAAGATAGAACATGTTCATCCAACATCAAATAATAATTATTATTATTTGTTATACGTATTGCTATATTATACCCCACTTTCTTCTCCATCCTTATAAAATATAAGAGAAATATTTATAAAAAATAGCCCTATTAACAATTCTTGTTCTATATATTCAGGAACGTAATACTCATTAAAAGAAACACCTAAATTAAAACAAGGAGAAGTGAAAAGATTAAATTCTATAGCTAGTTCTAACCTTCTCATATTATGTATTCCACTAATAATAGATCCTATTATTATTACTAACACAAAAAGACCAATGTATTCCATATTTATTTGTTTTGTTTATGAAGGAACCTTTATCTAGGAATGTTTATACATCCTTCCCCACCCAATCCACCCCAAAGATAGACAAGAATTTATATATATTCCAAATATTATATTACACAGGGGTGTGTAAAAAACACAATTTTGCTTTAAACAGGGTGATAAAAAATTTTTTTCGTGGAGGGGGGGGGCTAAAATTTTTTTCAAAATCAAAAAACTTATAATATGCCCCCCTGAGGAGACCACTCCCCATCAGCCACCCCACCTATAATTGGGGAAACCGACATACCTCCCCATCATTATTAATCTTAAATCAAAAATCATGTCAGTAAAATTTGAAGAAATTGTTTGGAGAGATGAACTTACCTCTAATGGAAATCTTAACACCTTAGGCACTGTAAAAGAACTATTTCACGATTGTGAACTTTTACCTGTTACCAAGAACCTTGACAAGCGTGCCACTTTAATGTTCAAGAAAGACGGAAAGGTTGCTAACGTTGTAATGTCCAAAAGTGTTAATGAGCTTTTTAGAGCTGGAAAGCTTACCATCCCACAAGTGATGGGGTTCCAAGTAATCAAAGCAGAAAATGGTGGCTTCTATGCTGCATTACCTGCTTCTGGCTGGATTGAAGTGAAGACCATTAAGGTGCAGGATTTCAAACCGTCTGGTTTGAGCTTGGAAGACCTTATTAAGGCAAGCTAAAGAATGAGAGCCTTCGGGCTCTCTTCTTTTATATATAGGGTGGGGGAAAAGAATTAAAGGGTGGGCTTAGATAAAAACTTTTTTGTCTATATATATAAAGAAATTTATTTCCTATATATATATAGAAGAAAATATTTTTGTTACATATATATATGTATGAAAAAGTTTTACGGCTAATATATATAAATTTATTATAATGTTCTATTGATAATCAATGAGTTATGAAAGATTTATATGTTTTTTTGGAGTGTGAGGAATGGTGTGTTACCCTCTTTTGGTTTTATTTGTTCTTTTTGAAAGCCTATTTTAATGGTTGTATTGATTATTTATAGCATTAATATACATATATATTTATTATTCTCTCTTATATATATATTATATTCCTTTGTATAGGATATTAATGTTTTGTTTTTAGCAAGGTGGTGTTAGGCCTTGTGCGTTCTATAGATATACACCTTTAAACTAGCTGACATCAGGTTGTAAGATAACAGCTATATCTATAGAGGTCACCAATTAAAATCAATTATATGAGCAACTTAGAATTCGCTAAAGAAATGATTTCTTATCATTCAGATGCAATTTTACACACAGAGGGTATTTCTACATCTCCAGGATGGGGAGTGGAAATTGCTATTCTTCATTCTTTTGATGAGAATGATGGAGCTGGTGTAAAAGAAAAGTTAGAGTTTTTCCCTTATTACTCTGAGGATGAGAATGATCCTTGGGAAGAAGCTCAGGAATTCATTAACAGTATATGCTGTTAATGTCGTTTATATCCATCATTATTCTCTTTTTTAGGGGTTAATGATGGATTTTTCATACATCATCAATTAAATCAATTATATGAAAAACACAATTATGATGCTAGCTTTTATAGCAAGTATTTTATTAACCTGGTTATTTTTAGGCTTATTAAATTATTTATTTACAAATTTAGATATAAGCTTTAAAGAAGCTTGTACATCTGGAGGAGTACTTATGGTAACAGTTGTTTTTGGCTGGGTACCAGGAATAGTTATTTTATCAGATCTT